TGGGGAGGGCGATCCTACCTCGCCGTCGCCACTCCCATGAAAGGAAAGACTCATGACTTATCTCGGTAACAGCCCCGAGGAGCAGACCATCCTGCGTCTGCAGGCTCGTAAGTCTTTCCAGCTGGCCCTCTGGATGGAGGACAAGAACGGCAACCCGCTCGACATCGCGAGCTCGACCCTCCGAATGGTCGTTCGCAAAAAGAACTTCCCGTCCTCGACTTCGAGCGACGCGGACAACCTCATCGTCAACTCGACGGCTGAGATCGTTACACCCGCCCTCGGATACGCGAGGTTCAACCTCCAGGCGTCCGAGCTCGATGAAGCGCCCGGCGAGTACGCATACAGCATCGTACTCTCCGAGGGCGGGTATACCAGCACGATCGTGCAGGGTGTTCTGGAGATCATTCAGAACACCGAGTTCACGAGCACCACCGAGAGCTACATGCCCGGTGACCAGATCTCTACTTCGCTCCGTGTTGCCATGCGCGAGCAGGGCGTCCTGTATGTGAAGACCGGCCCGATCCTCGCACCAGGCCAGGCGACCTTCACGCACATGATGGAGGACATGCTCAACCAGATCTTCGCTGGTGCTGTTGCCGCTGGTCAGACGCTTACCGCCGACCAGATCGCGGACGGTATCAACAAGGTCATCATGACCATCGCAGAGCGCGCGAAGCTCGCCAGTCTGACCAAGGACTACACGCAGCTCGACAACCTGCCGACGTTCGGCGACATCGTCACGCACAACGCCTCGGACTTCTTGACTCCGACCCACGTCAACGCTGCTACGGACGTGACGTCGGGCGTTCTCAACAATGCCCGCGTTCCCACGGTCATCAATCTCCGTGGCATCAGCCGGGGTACCGCTGCACCATCCGGTGGTAGCGATGGAGACCTCTACATCAAGTACACGTAGGCGGTGACGTGTGACCATCATCGCCCAGACTGGTACCGGCACAGCTGGTACAGTCATCATCGACGACAACGGCTCTACCGTTTCCTTCATCGTCAAGTGTACGAACAGCGCCACCAACACCAGCGGTAACGCATGGTCCGGCAACATCAACGGTGTCAATGTTGGTGGCACGTTCAACTTTCCTGCCGGTGCAGGCCAGGTCACTGTCGCCTCGTACACCGTCAGCTCCAACACGACCGCTACCTTCACGATGGGTGCGACCGGCACGAGCGGTCTTGGTGGTCCTGCGACTGCCGGTCCTGTTGCCGTCAACCGTGCGACCGTCCCGCCTGCTCCGACCACGCCTGCATGCTCGCTCATCACGGGCACGACCATGCGTGTGTCGTTCAGCAGCCAGGGTACAGGCGGTGCAGCCGTTGATCAGTGGCAGCTGCAGCGCGCGACGGACGCAGGTTTTACGGCCAACGTCGTTACCATCACGAGCAATGGCACGAGTGACATCACCGGTCTCACCAAGGGCACTCGGTACTACTGGCGTGCTCGTGGCCACAACGCTGTAGGCTGGGGCGGCTGGTCGGGTACCGGCAACGCAATCACCCTCATCGAGCCGTCCAAGCCTGCTGCACCGACTGTCAGCAGCACGACAAGCAGTACTGCAACTCTAGCGTACGTCGATCCGTCGAACGGCGGCGCGGCAATCTCGTCCAGGACGTTCCAGTACAGCACCGACCCGACCTTTGCCACGGGTGTGCTAACTGCAAACCCCACCGCCTCTCCGTTCACCATCAGCGGTCTGAGCCGTAACACGCTGTACTACGGTCGCATCAAGATGACCAACAGCGTCGGTGACAGTGCATGGAGCGATACGGCGAACATCCAGATTCCTGGAGCACCGCCCTCTGCCCCTACCGGCTACACACTGTACGACGTCACGTCCACCAGCGCTACCTGCTCGCTCGGCTCGATCGCTGACAATGGCGGTGCAGCTCCGTCGCAGGTGCGTATCAAGGTCAGCACAACCGCGAGTGACGTCGGCCTCGTTAACACGATCACCCAGGACACCTGGAGCCCGATCTTCCTCACAGGCCTCACGCTCGGCACGACGTACTACGTCGCGCAGGCGGCGTTCAACACCGCTAACGGCGGTGGCTGGGGAGCGTATGGTGCCTGGACCGCGTTCACCACGCTGGCCAATGTCCCCAACGCCCCAGCGCTCTCGCTCAACACCGCTGGCTCGACGACTGCTACGTTGCAGTGGGCTGCACCGACTGCGCTCAACGGCGCTACGATCAACAGCTACACGCTCCGTATCGCCTCGAACAAGGCGATGACGGCCAATGTTCGTGACATCACTGTCATCGGCTCGCTGTCCCAGGTCGTCGATCAACTGACCCCTGCCACGACCTACTACGCACAGGTCTGGACCGAGACCAACAACGGCAAGGGTTCCGCCTCGCCCGTGCTGCAGTTCGCGACCACAGGTGGTGGCGGCAGCACGAACGATCTCTGGCTCAACGTCGCTACCGTGTGGAAAAACGGCGAGCTCTGGGTCAACGTCGCCGGAGTCTGGAAGTCTGCCGAGCTCTGGGTCAACGTCGCCGGTGTGTGGAAGCAGGCCCTCTGATGCCCATGCTAACCAACACGCCTCAAGACACACTGATCCTCGAGATCGAGCAACGTAAGAGCTTTGCCTTCGGTCTCTGGGTCCAGGAGACCAAAGACAAGTACCTCGACATCGCCGGCGCTGAGTTCACGTTCACGGTCGGCAAGCCGAACCGTGACGGCTCCGTCGACTTCCTGTTCAGTGTCCCGGCCTACGCTGAGGTCGCAATCATGGGCTACACGCGGTTCAACCTGCAGGCCTCCGACCTCGACCTCAAGGCCGGTACCTACAAGTACAACGTGACCATGATCAGCGGCGGCTACAGTACTGTCATGCTGCGCGGTGACATCAAGCTCCTGCCGAACACTGAGTACGCCTCGATCGACGAGGTCTACGACACGAACAATGCGGCTCAGCAGGCGAGCGTGCTGCTCCGCCAGAACGATGTTCACGTCACGATCGATCACACCCTGCCGCCCGACCTGCTCCGCATCCCGGGCGGTGGTGTTCAGGGTGACGTGCTCTCGAAGAGCGGACCCGGCCCATACGATCTCGTCTGGACGAGCGTCAACGGCTCCCTGTCCGCTGCAGGCGTCCCAGCCAACTACGTACCAATGGCAGACGGCTTCAACCACTGGACGTGGAAACAGGCCGTCGTCCCGCTTGACCTGGCCAACGAGACCAGCGCTCGTATCGACGCCGACAACGCGATCGTCGCCAACGAGGTTACCCGTGACAACGCCACCAGGACGTGGGCTACTTCACAGGACAACATCGTCGCTGGCAACGCGGCGTCCGATGCCACAGCCAAGATGAACCTGGCCAAGAACTACAGCGACACTCAGGACACCGCACAGACCGCATCGATCACAACGGCCTATCAGTCGTACGTCGCAGGCTACGTTGATCCTCGCCTGCTCACGTATGGCAACGTAACCGGCATCAATGCAGACGGTACCTGCACAGTCATGCGCGACAGCGGCAGCCCAGTCTCCAATGTCCTGAGCATCCGTGGCTACATTCCCTATGTCGGTGACCGTGTCTACATGGGTCGTGGCACCGACACCAAGTACACGATCCTTGGTCGTAACACGCTCCGCTCCTGGCGGCTCAACTCGCTCATCGCCCTGACCGCCCACCGAGACTACGGTACCGACTGGTGCTTCGGACAGGCCTGCCTGACCAGTGACGGCTTCGCTATCCTTCAGGGACTGGTCATCCCGAGCTCGGGAGCTATCGCAGCCAGTACACTGCTCTTCACGCTCCCACCAGAGCTTCGGCCCGACATCCCGTCTACCGCTTACATCATGGTGCAGGCGAACTTTAGCGACACTGCCGCCAGCCTGTACGTCTATGGCAACGGCGAGGTTCGTAACGCGATCGCACTGTCTGCCGGTCAGTACATCAGCTTCACCGGCCTCCGCTGGCCGACCGCTGCTGCAGGTCTCGTCTGGACAGACGTCGCACCACAGGGCACGGCCAATGCGGTTGCCTTCGTCAACGGCTGGAGCAAGTTCGCAGGTGGCAGCAGCCTTAACCCCCGCTGGGCACTTGACAGCTGGGGTTGTTTCTGGATCCAGGGCATGGTTACCAATGCCTCTGCAGCCCCCACGACGAATACCGGTATTATCGGTCTCACGAGTGCTCTCGCTCCGGATAACCAAGGCCACCACATCTGTGTCGGCAACGGCGGCATCTGGGGCTTTGTCGGCTGGGACAACGGTCTCAGCGGCCACAGTGCTCTCGCGATCAACTTCAAGACCGGAACCAACTGGGGAGCCAATGGCTACCTCAGCCTCTCTGGCGTGGTCATGCCGATCGCGACCAACACAATCACCTGGAAGCAGCCAGAGGTCGCGGGCTGGTCGCCCTATGGTAGCATCTTCAACAACCCGGCCTTCGGCATGCGTGGAGAGATTGCTATCACTCGCGGTCTCTACTCGATGGGCACGGCTGGTACCGCCATGTTCATGATTGACCGCTCATTCCGGCCCAAGCCGCTCAACGCTCTCAGTAACCTGGACTCGGGGTATCTCCAGAACCAGCCGAGCGGCGACGCACGTGGACGTGTGGACATCACCCCCAATGGTCAGATGGTCGGTAAGACAGGTACCGCATGGATGACCCTCGACGGTCTCATGTGGATTCCAGAGATAGGAACGACGTAATGGACGACGAGTACCAGGGAATAGACCCGACGAAGAAGTTCACCAGTCGCCGGGAGTACGACATCGAGCTGATTCGCAGCGACCCGGGCGACCTGCCCTATGTCGCTGTTAGCAGCAACGGCATGCTGGTCAACCAGCTGCCGGTCCAAGAATTCCTCGACCAGTTCGTGGTCGTGGTTTAACAAAGGAAGGTACAATGACAACTCAGACAGCACTCGCCAACCACAGCGGCATGTGGCTCGATGCAGCAGCCGCTGCGTCGCTCAACCGCTGGGAGGCCGCCAAGGGCAAGCTGAACCTCACGGACGCCGGACGTACCGAAGGTGAGCAGCAGGGCCTCATCAACCGCTGGTACGCCGGTGGGACGTACAACCGTCCGCCCTACCTGTACAAGCCCTACGAGCCTGCCGCGCAGGGTCCGCACGTTGGTGGCCACGCCATCGACACGGACCAGATCGAGCGCGCCAAGCGCGAGGGCCAGTTCTACGGCTGGTTCCAGGACGTCCCGTCCGACCCGGTGCACTTCGTGTACCACGAGGACCGCGACCAGTCGAAGGGCGCGCCGCCCGTCCCGGTTGCGACCGGCCTCTGGTCGGGCATCCAGAAGATGCTCAAGGCCAAGTACGGCTACACCGGTGCGATCGACAACCTCCCGGGCAACGGTACCTGGAGCGCCATGCAGCGCTTCCTCAAGGCCAACTGGGGCTACACCGGCATCATCGACGGTGTCGCCTCCGTGGGCGGTCCGACGTGGAAGGCCACGCAGCGCTGGCTGCAGGCCCGCTACGGCTACCGTGGAGCGATCGACGGTATCCCCGGCCCGCAGACGAACGCGGCCCTGCAGGCAGCGAGCAACGCCAATGGGGCGGCCTTCTAAGCGATGGACCCGCTGCTGGAAAACACGATGGAGCGCTCGGTGAAAAGCCGCGCGCGACTTCGTCGTCGGACTGATCGAGAGATCAAGAAGCAGCGGCGACAGACTCGGTTCGAGCGGTGGGCGTGGACTGAAATCCCCGCCTACCGCTTGGGTCTCCTGCTGAGTTACACTTTCGCCATGTACTTCGGCGTCAGTGCGCTTATCGCCGGTGTCCCTGCGTTCGACCTCACCGCCCCGGAAGGCTGGACCCCGATATGGGCTAGCCTCCTCATCCTTGCAGGACCTCTCGGCCTGCTCGGAATTGCCAGCGACACTACCAGAGCTCGGGCCTCCGAGCTTGTCGCTGCAACCATCCTGTCCGTGACTCTCTTCACCTACGCTGGAACACTTCTGTTCCTAGGCTACATTATCGGGGATGTAGGCCGTGTCGCTGCCGGAGCCGGGTTCGCCTGGCTCACGACAGGACCACTGATCCGAATGTTCTGGCTAATCGCGCAGGTGCTAAAGGAGCGCAAGCTCCGCAAAGCGAAAGGCTAGCACATGCCAGGTCTGGAGTGGGTCGCTCCCAGCATCACCGGTGTATTCCTGCTCGTGGTAGCAGTCGTCACGGTGGTATTCAATAAGCGTAACACTAAGTATTCCTCCGACAGCGACCACGCTCCAGATGTCATGGAAGCGTGGCGGGAAGCGGATCGGGCACGTGCTCTCGCCCGTCGGTGGGAAGACAAGTACTATGCGGTGCGCGGAGCCTTCAAGGGCTTCGCGCGCCGCATGTACGAGCTCTACGGCGACGCCGCAGTGCTCAGCCCTCGAGAACATTCCACTCTTGAGGAAGATGCTCCCGACGAGGAGCCCAACAAGGAAGTAGTCAAATGAAGAAGTTCGCCGCCTGGTTCACGCTGGAGCGTCGTGACGCGATCCGTCTGCTCGCAGCGACCCTCGCTCCGCTCCTCATCCTGTTCGGCTTCGGCAACAAGGACGCGTGGGACCAGATCCTGATCCTGCTCGCGATCGCCCTGCAGTTCGTTGCCAGCCTGCTGTCCCTGCTGTCCCTCAAGAAGGGCGACTGGAGCACCGGCTGGACGATCCTGCGTGCCGCGATCTACACCGCAGGTCTCGCGATCGCCCCCGTCCTGGTGGCGCTCGGTGTCTGGACCAACGACTTCAGCTCGCAGTTCACCATCGGGCTGTCGCTGTTCCTCACGGTGTTGTCCAACTTCGTCGCCGTTCTCGTCGGCAACAGACAGGCGACGGCTGTGGCCGTCGCCGAAGCAAAGCACCGCGCCACTCCGGCGCTGTAACCCGTTATAATTCGCTTAGCGGAAAGGAGAGGCCGATGGGCTTCTGGGAAGATCTTCTTCACAATGTCTCTAAGGGACTAAGTGGTGGCGGTCCTTCGACGTCGACAAACAAGCCGACGTCGTCGCCAGCCCCGAAGCCCTCGGCTCCTTCTGGCGTCTGGACTGGTGGCTACCGTCCCAACGCCGACTCCTCTGCTCCTGCTTCGGGCAGCAGCAGCGGTGGGGGTGGCGGCGGTCAGAGGGCTGCTGTCACTCCCACGAACTTCGACAACATCGTCCAGCGCACAGGCGCGACCAAGAACAACCAGAAGGTTGAGTCGCAGCTTCCGCAGGACGACCCGACCGCCGGTGTGAAGAACGACCCGTGGAAGCCATGGAACGACTTCTGGGGCGGTCTCAACGAGCAGATGAGCGCAGGCTCTGACTTCGACAAGTCCACTCGCGACTACGCGAACCTGTACAACCAGGCTCAGGTCGCCCAGCACGACCCGTTCGGCATCGCGACCAAGCAGCACCAGAACTTCGTTCAGGACAAGGCCGACCAAGAGGCCCACGACTCGTACGCGTCCAAGTTCCAGGCCGCGCCCAACATGACTGTGCAGGAGGTATCCCAGGCCGACTGGGATGCCATGACTCCGCAACAGCAGAAGGGCATCATCGCCAACTACGCGCTGTATCAGGCTTCTCTCGCAGACAAGGCTCTGCCCAAGGACGCCAGCCGAGACACGCACTACAACGACGATGTCTCGAAGCTCTTTGGTGACAAGGGCGGTAGCGACAGCTACGCCCCCAACACCGTCAAGGTGCTGCAGGACCTCGGCTTCAAGAACAGCGGCAGCGAGGACCTCGATGAATTCCTCAACGGTGGCGTGCTGAACAACTCGTGGAACACTTCCCGAGACACACCAAGCACGCAGGCTCGCGCCGACCTGTTCAACCGTCTGGCCAACGCCTCGAACTTCTCCGGTGACAACGTCACTGCCGCCGAGGGTGCTGGTCTGCCTCTGCTCGATGCTCTGCGTCGAGCCAGCAACTTCAGCGACGACTTCCTCAAGCAGGCGGGTGTCGGTCTCACTGCAGCCGGACAGTTGACTGAGGCACAGCGCAAGCTTCTCGACAACGCTCAGATGGGCATGCGTCGCAAGGACGTCTGGGACCAGATCCAGAGCGATCCGAACGTCAACAACGCTCTCAAGTCCACCATCTCCGAGGCGTACCAGGGCATCGACCCGAAGCTCGCCACCCAGTACATGCTCGAGAACTATCAGGCAGACACGACCGACCCCAACCAAATGTCCTTCGAGGACTTCAAGAAGAACTGGATCCAGGAGGGATAATCATGGCATCGACGTGGCTCGACCTGTTCAAGACGCCGGAGCAGAAGGCAAAGGACGCAGAGTGGCACCCGCCGCTCCTGCCGCCCTCGATCCAGGCACCGCCCGGATCGACCAGCGGTAGCACAACCAAGGACGCGCCCGGCGCTTCCGGTGGCGGTGGAGGCTCCAGCGACGGTGGCGCGAGCGCTGCTGCTGCTGCCGCCGCCGCTGCCACGGCCAAGGCCAAGGCAGACGGCAAGGCGCAGACCGCCAAAGAGAACGCGAACACCCAGGCGATCCTCGACCAGCTGCTCGGCGCGCTCGGCGGCTTCGCCAGTGGTCGCGACGTGCAGGTGAACAACGCGAACAAGTCGCTGGACGACACGCTGCTGTCCATCCTGCAGAACTACAACCAGGCGTCGCAGGACTACCAGAAGTCCGGCGACGCGAACGACGCTGACCAGGCTGCAAAGTCGGCTGCCAACGTCACCAACCGTGCTCGCGAGCGCATGAGCCTGCTGCAGAACGCAGCGAGCCAGGGCGCAGGCGAGACCGACCAGATGAAGGCCCAGATCCAGGCCTTCCTCAACGGTGACGCCAACCAGCAGGAAGTCGACCGCGCATACCAGGACACGAACCGCTCGATCCTGTCGCAGATCGCCGGTGCCAACAACCAGGCTGAGACCCAGCGCCGCAGTGCATGGGCGCAGAACCAGGAGGCCATCGGCAAGGCGCAGAACGACTACTTCAAGAACATGCAGGACACGCTGACGAACATCCAGCGCACTGCTGCTCAGAACAACAACGTCGACTCCGACTACGTGACGGGCTTCACCGCTGACTTCAAGGGCCACAACCCGGTCAGCGAGGCTGCCCAGTACGCGGGCAAGACCTACCAGGCCGTCAAGAAGGACGACCAGTTCTTCCGCAACTGGGACGGCAAGATCCAGCCGAACTCTCGTAACGAGAGCAACACATCCAACCGTGCCGCAGCCGTGACCATCAAGGCCCCGAAGGCGGCGGAGGGCGCAACCCTGCGAGGTAAGAGCTAATGGTCAACGTCGAGGTCGCTCTGACCCTGGACGACGCGGTGGCCGACGTGCTCGGCCAGCTCGTCGGCCTGGACCTGCCGTACGTCCCGGAACAGGACCGCTACTACGCAGTGACACGGCAGATCAACCGCGCACTCCGTGCGGTGGCGCTGGAGGCAGAGTGGTCCTACTACTCTGACGTCGAGGAGGTCGGCTATGCCCACGAAGGAGATCGAATTGTGCCCCTGCGGGAGTCAATTCGTCCACGTATCATCAACGATGACGCCGTCCGACTGGTCAACGACGCTGGCGCTGCCGTGGTGTGGGCATACTTCCTTCCTCGCGACGCCCTCTCTAAGTACGCTGCTGTACCCGAACTCAAGTGCGCGCACACCCGCAGCACACTAGAGTTCAGCAGAGCGTTCTACGCCAGCGAAGAGGGCCTGCGCATCCAGGTGCCGATCATGCGAGAGCCTCGCATGTTCCGCCTGCCCGAGCGTCCCGAGAACCCTGCTGATCCGATCATCACGGTTCCCGACGACGTCCGAGAGCAGTACGTCGACTTCGACTACCCTGACCTCGTCGTCATGAAGGCTGCATGGTTCTACGCACAGAGCAACCCGCTCTGGCAGCCTCGCGTTCAGACGCTGGAGGCGACGTACAAGGACATGATGTACGCCCTCACCGAGCGTGACAGCCGCAACACCGACACGCCGTACCAGAACGAGTGGGACCTGGGTATTGACTCCGGCATCCGCCCCGCTCGTGTCTACTCCGGTCGTCCGACCGCCAACTTCGATAAGAGACGGTACAACTAATGGCAGGTCCCGGCAAGGGCGCTCCCATGCAGCAGCCGATCGACCGGCCACTGTCTCGTGCTTACCTGCGCGAGTTCAGCGGCTGGTCGACGGCATACCCTCCGGGTCTCAGCGACCCGACCTCACTGCGTACGATGGAGAACGTCTACATCACACGTGAGGGTGCAGCACGCATCCGGCCCGGGATCAGGTCCATCTTCACCGCCGACTGGTGGCTCGGTAACGCAGGCGAGACCATCATCGGCAGCTTCGAACACTTCATCTTCGACACGACCGGTAAGCTCGCTCTGCTCTTTGCGACACGCAACTCCGTAGGTGCCGTCAAGTTCCGTGTCGTCACCTACAACAAGACGACCAACCGTTATGACGACCAGCCCGGTCTGTTCACCAACGTGTCGTTCGGGTCTGGCACGACCTTCATCAAGTACCTGCAGATCGACAACAAGATCCTCGCGCTGTCGGACGATCCAACAGAGCCCGCGATCCTGTTCAATGTCGGCGCAACAAAGAGCGCCAAGAAGGTCTCGTCGGCAGGACTGACGCTGCCTGCAGCGACGGATGCCCTGACGGTCGTCCATCCTGACGCCGCCTGGATCGACACAGCTGTCAAGGTGACCCGGCCCACTGCTGAGACTCCCACACCGCAGACGCTTGTCGCTGCCTTCCCTGCTCTGGGGACGTTCACGGTGACCATCGCTTCGCCCGGCGTGTTCACCCTGCTCGGCCACAACCTGACGGTTGGTCAGCAGGTCACGGTCGCGACGACGGGCGCTCTGCCCACAGGTCTTGCGACCAACACCAACTACTTCGTCCGAGCTGTCCGCTCGCCCGACACGTTCACTCTCGCCACCACACTCGGTGGCACTGAGATCGTCACGTCTGGCTCTCAGTCCGGCGTCCACACCATGTCCTACGGACCGATGGCAGATGGCTCGACCAAGCAGACGCCGAACGCTTATAGCTTCGGCTACTTCTACACGTTCTCGACAGAGTTCGGTGAGAGCGCCGCATCTGCCGTGACCGTTGTGACGACCCAGCGAGGCTGGAGCCAGTGGAAGTTCAACAGCCCTGACGCCAACGGTAACCCGGAGACCACGATCGTCACGGACCCCGAGCTCGCAATGGACCAGCTGGTCGCACTGCTTCCTGTAGGTCAGTACGCGACCGCCAAGGCTGCAGGAGCGATCGCGTGGAACCTGTACCAGTTCTCCTGGAACAACCTTAGCCCCGTACCGTCGGTAGCCACGCTGATCGACTCCGTTCCCATCACTGCCGCAGGCACTGAGGCGATGGAGTCGTGGGCGATCAACACCGCAGCTGCGCCCAGCGACAGCTACATCGTCCCCGTTCCCAACAAGGACAACAGGCTCAACTCGTCCGGCGCTCCACTCGGACGTCAGGGCCTGGCAGTCGGAGACCGCCTGATCCTCGTCAACGACGGTATCAACCAGGCAATCATCCGCTGGTCTGCCAACGTCCCGAACGAGTACACGAACTTCTCGTCGACCAAGGGCGGCGGGACCAAGACACTGTCCAGTGGTAACCTCCTGGTTCCTCTGAACGTGCAGCTGTGGCAGAACCCACAGTCGACCGATACCATCGTCATTCTCTGTAAGGGGCTCAATGGATATCACGCGGCTTACTACATGGCACCTGCTTCCGTCAGTGGCCAGAGCGACTCGACTCTCATCATGGGCTTCGAGGAGACCACTGCCACTCCGGGGACAATCAGTCCATACGGTGTTGAGGTGTACAACAACGGGCTTTACCATCCGCTCGAAGCGGAGTTGATGAAGTCCACTGCCGCGAACTATACCATCAGCCACAAGACGATGTCGACCGATATCGCCAACAAGTGGCAGGCTCTGCTGAACAAGGAAGACATTGTCAGCAGCCAGCACGACGGTCGTATCTATTACCTCGTCTACAACCCCGAGGGGGATACGCTCGAACACGACTGCATGGGTAACGAGATCTGGGTGCTCGACGTCGGCACCGACAAGCCGACGTGGAGCCGCTGGAAGGTCCAGGGCATCAGCCTCAAGAAGGTCCAGATCGGCGACAAGCTCTACATGGCCGTCGTCCGACCCGACGCGATCTTCATCCTGGACTACTACTCGTACATGGACGAGTACGCCGCAGGTGCAGGCACCCAGCTGCAGCCGATTCCGTGGAAGCTGGAGACCAACACGCTCGGAGCCAACCGTCAGCACGACGCTCTCGCTCTGCTGTACAAGGCACAGGTGCACGTCGGCGACTCGCTCGGTGCATTCAAGTGGGGCGTGCGCGGCCAGGACGCCAACGGCATGATGGTCGACGTGAACAAGATCACGCGCATGAAGCAGAGCAACACGGGCGTTGACCTGACCAGCGGTCACCTGTCCGGCTTCAACGACCTTGGTGACATGAACGACGACATGGGCGTTCAGCGCGACATGATGGAGTGGCGCTTCTACGCCGAATCCATCCCCGGCGAGATGTCCTACGGCCAGATCGACTTCGTGCAGTTCCTGATCACGCAGCTGACGACGAACTACGGCTACGAGGAAGGCAGTATCCAGACCTTCCAGTATCAGCGAAACGCTGCTATCGGGAACGACAATGTCACTGCCAATGGTGTGACGATGCCGATGGACACGTCGCGCCCGTAGGCCGGTTTTTCCGGGTAAAATTGCGGTGTATGGGCCGGAATGGCCCCCACCCGCCGCCTATCCTGGAGGACTCATGGCACCGCCTCGCAAGAGCATGCTCTACAACCAGCTCAAGGAGGCCGCCAGCTACGGCCTCGACATCCCTCTCGACAAGAAGACGTACGTCGCCTGGACTGAGGCAGAGCTCGAAGCTCTCGTCGTCAAGTTCGTCGGCGAGACCTTCGATGGCATCGGCCCCGCCGAGTTCGCCGCAGCCCTGCCCGAGCCTGAGCCGGAGCGGCCCGCCGTCGCCGACCTCGCAGCCGTTCCGACGCGGGCGACCCCACCGGCTCAGCCCACCGTCGCGGCCCAGAGGCGGGCACAGGCGGCCAGCGGCGAGCCTGTCCCGCCCCGCGATCAGTGGGGCAAGCTCAGCCCTTCGCACCTGGCTCAGATCTTGGGCGTCCCGCTCAGCGATCGCAACGCTGAGCGAGCAGGCCTGACGTTCAACACGCACGGCCCGGACGACCCGCTGCGCATCGACAGCCTCGGTCGCGTGTGGTACATGGACGAGGTCCAGAAGCCCGCGATCCCGAAGGCCCGCATGACCCGCAAGGTCAAGTCCATCTCCAACAACGTCGTCGTGCAGGAGCGCCGCGACGCATCCGGCCATCTCGAAGAGTCCTTCGAGGTCGCCGGTGAAGTGCGCAGCGACATCGAGATCAAGATCACCTTGCCCTCGATGCAGGTCGGAATCTACTTTGACCCGCGCATGCCGTTCAAGATCCACCAGTACAACGGTCGCCGTGGTTTCGACTACAACGAAATCCGCGACTTCTACGGTGGCCTCGACCTGGTGCCGTCCAGCATCCAGAGCAAGACCATGTACGTAGGCACGGACCTGTGCTTCGACATGAACGCAGTACGCGACACGATGGAGCGCGAACTCCGCGACCGTCAGCTCGGAAGGAGCGAATACTAATGGAGTACACCGAAGACCCCACGCTGGAGACCGACAAGCCTGTCGTGGAACTTCCCCCGGTGGAAGACGACACGATCGAGACCGAGTCGAACGAGCCGCTGACCAGCGAGCAGTTCGCCAAGGCCCAGGCGAACAGCGTCACCGGCCAGTACGAGACCACGCTCTTCGAGATGTGGCACGAGTACCTGGAGGTCGCGATCCAGCAGGCCGAAGAGCCGCTCAGCATGGTCGTCGCCAACGGCCTGCTTCGCCAGTGGCCGTGGCTCCGCTACTTCGACCTGCCCGGCTACCTCGCCACCCGGACCACGTACCTCCACAAGGCGATGCGCGTCCTGGAGGAGTGCTACCCGAAGCCCGCCGAGCTCCTGTACCTGGAGAACGAGGACGACTGGGAGCGCCACAAGGATGACTACATCAAGGTCATCGTGGCGTGGACCGTCATGACCCAGGACTGGAACGAGGCCTGGATGGCGATCCCACTCAACAAGCCGCAGAAGGGCGTCGTCCACGCCGCCGCCGCCGACGCGATCGCCATGATCCTCAACACGGACAACGGCATCATCGAGTGGATGCGGAACCTCGCTGGGTTCAACATCACCGAAGCCGAGGGCGCGGACATGATGGAGCGCATCGCCGCAGGTGGCGATGATGTCTGATGCCCGCGACGACATTCCGGACGCGCCTATCGTCTCTGAGATTGACTCGCTATTTGCGCAGGCTTTCAACGAGGTCTACTTTCCGGAGGCTTCAAAGGAAGCAGGTGAAAGCGGAGCGGCGGCTGGCGCTGCTGGAGCAGGAGACCAGGGCGCAGCTGCTGGAGCTCAAGGAGCTGCAGCAGCAGCGGGAGATGCTGGAGCACAGGGTGCTGGAGCTCTTCCCAACGCCGCTGATCTCGCCGCTGCCTCCGAAGCCGGAGCCGCTGGAACAGGAGTGGCTGGCTCCGCTCCCCAAGCTGGAGTGGACGGCCAGGCCCCGGCAGGCGGGCAAGTCGACGATGCTGGAGCAGCTGCTCGCGCAGCAGGAGTCGGAGACCTCGACGCCGCCGAAGTAACGCCCATGTTTGCCGCCGCCTCTCAGAAGGCGTCGGAGAACATGGCTGCTGCTTTCCGCCAGCAGGCAATCCAGGAGTTCCAGGCCGAGGTCGCGCCTCAGTTCATCGATGCGCTCAAGCAGCACCCCATGCAGCTTGTCGGCATGGAGGTTCCTGACGTCCGCCACGGCGCTGCTCAGGGTGCGATGATGCGCATTCGCGACACCGCCGAAGCCAAGGACTGGCAGGAGGCGACCGGACAGCTCATCAACGCTGAGCTCGACGATCGCGTTGCCCAGAAGCAGGACGGTGTCCGTGAGACGGTTTCCATCATCCAGGAGTCCTACCTGCTGTTCCAGAACAACCCGGACCTGATCCCCGGCACCAAGCAGTTCGACCCGGAGCTCGGTGCTCGCTTCACCGAAATGGCGAAGGACTACGAGTTCCGTACCGGCGACAAGCTGTACGGGTACACGGTCAATGTCCAGCCGCTGGTCAACAGCATTCGCGCCAGCCTGGAGCGTGAGCGCGGAGCCAACGGTCAGCGCCAGGAAGACCGTGCCGCGCAGCAGAGGGCCGCAGCAGCGGCTCAGCAGCGCGAGGACAACGGGCAGTTCTCGGCTCCACAGGCGGGCATCCCGTCCACCGCCCAGCGCGGTGGCGAGGCGTCCGACGAGACCGACTTCAGTACCTTCTGGTCTGGCGTCGGGATGCCGAACATCAACCTGTAACCTCTACAGGAGACAAGGAGACAGCCAATGGCTGACACCAAGGCGGCACCCGCCGCATCCAAGCCCGCGGACAAGCCCGCGGAAAAGGAGACCAAGACCGAGGAGACGCTGAACGACAAGTTCAACGCCCTCTGGGTCGAGGTCAACGACCAGGTCCACGACGAGGACCCGCGCAAGCAGCGCATCCTCAACTCCTTGACCGGCCTCCAGCTGGCTGTCAAGGCGTCCGTGGACGAAGCCTCCAGCTTCGAGAAGTAACTCATGGGCGACGTCTTTCCCCGGTACTACCGTCCCCGTCCCTACCAGGCGGAGCTACACCAGATGTGGCAACGCAACCGTGTAGGGTTGGCTGTTTACCCCCGACAGTCAGGGAAAGACGTCGCCATGAGCATGGAGTCGTGCACTGCACGTCTTCTCCGCCCCAAGACGACCGGCGTGTACATCGCGCCCGATACGCCCTCTGTGCGTAACATTCTCTGGGACAAGACTTACTGGGACCCGAACTCCCAGCAGATGGTTCGGATGCTCCAGGACAACGTGCCTGACAGCCAGGTCTCGTGGAAAGATACCCGCATGGAGGGTCGTTTCACGAACAAGAGCATCTTGAAGCTAGAAGGTTACTTCCAGTCCGGCAAAGACCAGAACGGTGTGGGTACGTCGTTCGACGACTACTCAATCACGGAGCTCTCGCTGTTCACTCGCGACGACCCGATCCCGCGTCTGATGCCGATCATCACTTCCGAGCAGCCGAACAAGAGGCTCATGGGTGTGGCCACGCCCCGAGGCAAACGCCGCAACCCACTGTGGGCACTCATGTCCGCTCTCGAAGGTCAGCCCAACTACCAGATCATCATTAGGACGATCGATGACCTCAACGAGATCATGCGACGGCATGGCCTTCCACCCGTCCGCAGCCAGCAGCAGCTTGAGCTCGACAAGGAAGCTTACCTTCGCCGATTTGGTAACGCTCGAATGTTCGAGCAGGAGTACTACTGCTCGTTCGAGGAGATGGACGCTGCCGCTGTCTATGGCGAGGCGCTCTCTCGAATCATGGCAGAGCACCGTAACCGAGCTTTCAACTGGGACCGCGGTCATCCGATCTACGTTGCGTTCGATATCGGTTCCAGTGGTAAACATTCCGACGCCACCGCCTGGATCGCCTTCCAGTGGTTCAACAACAACCTCTTTCTCATCGATTGCGGGGAAGGTCATGGAAAGGCTCTACCGGAGTATGTGGACGTCCTAGCCATGAAGCCGTGGTACTCGCAGCTCGCCCAGATCATCCTGCCCTGGGACGGCGACCACCACGAGACCGCCGTAAACACAACCCCCGCCGACATGATGCGGCAGAGATTTCCAAATGTTGCGGTGCTCGCCAAAGGCACGAACATCTGGACGGTCAAGGGTCTGCCCAACACGGACAATGCTGACATCATCACGATGGTACAGCAGGTTCGCCTCCAGATGTACAAGACCTTCATCAACGGTCTTGACGAGAACAACAACGAGCTCAAGAGCACACTCCGCCCGAACTGCGACTGGTTGCTTGAGTGCATGGAGAACTACAAGTACTCCTTCAACGAGAAGACCGGCGAGTACTCGCCTACTCCGGTCCACGACAAGTACTCCCACATGATGGACGCGCTCCGTTATGTGGTCCAAGCTATCAAGGAGCTTGGGTTCTTCGGCGGGTCTCTGTACGATAACAGCCAGACGCCGGGAGTTGGAGATTACATCGAAGACTACTCGGGAGTATGGAATTGAAGTTCTCGCGCCGCACCTACAAGAAAGCGATCAAGCGTGCACTCCGAAAGGAATGGCACTACTATGTTGGGACTGGCCGTGGCTTCAGTCCTATCACCAAGCTTCATCGAGCTAGCCAGACACTGGACTCGCTCCGCCTGCGAGCCTACATCAGATACGGAAGGAACTACTGATGCCTCTAGCCAAGCACAAGACAGTGCGACAGGCGCTGGAGTACGTCGTCCGCCACCCTCAGTGGCCGGACGAGGATCTCACCAGCCGCCTGGAGATGCCGATCTGGGAGCTGATCGGCCGCCAGCTGTTCGACATCGCCAACTTCCCGGACATGAAGGTCGTGGGCAGCGTCAACAAAGCGACGCGCGCCCAGCGTATCATCCTCGACCGCACGGCAGGCACGCGCCGCATGGGCACCAACCCTGCCGTCCAGAACGCCAACCGTCTTGAGATGGTTGACCTGACGCAGGGCATGCTCCCCACGCCCGAGGAGGACGAAGATGTCGAAGACTGATGAGCTTACCAAGCGGCTCAAGTCCAACATTCCCGAGGAGCACCGCGCGTCCGCGGACACCCGCGTGCAGTGGCTCTGGAACCAGCGACTCATCGTGGTGCAGAGCATCTACATGCGCACCGACGACATCCTCGACAAGATGGCCGCGACCCTGGTCATTCAGGCCGCATGGTCCGGCCACCTGCCGTCCATCGAGCTCGTCCTCAAGCGCCTTGAAGGTGGCGCAATACCTGATCAGGCAATTGTGGAAGAGGACTCGTTAGTGCTTTGACCGCCGGCGGGATAGGCGAAAGCGTGAGCCGAAAATTTTTCACGGCTCGCGCTTCCGCGTAATCGCAGGAACCACACTTGCACGCAAGTGGGTGCCAAAACGCCTCAACAAGCGACGAGGTTATAGGCAAGGGACCGCGCTCTGCCAGGGGCAGAGCCTTAATAGGATTCTCTTCTAGTTGCTTTACCCAAATCCTATATCGCTCTACTACCCTATGCCTTGCCTTCCATCTCTCGTACGCCTCCGGCGTGAGATCCTGCTTGGGACCACTCATGCTGAGCGACCATTCGGAAGCTTACCTCGCTGATCCTGGAGCAGGCCCCGCTCGAACTCCGGCCACAGAGCCAGCTGCATCGGCTTCTTGTCTGCGACACGGAAGTACTGACGCACCTTGTACGCCTTGCCGACCTGACGGCCAGCGATCTTCGTCTTGTACGGCTTGCCGAAGTAGTCGAAGAGGATCGCGTTGATGTGACGCAGGTGCATGTTCGCGCTACCTGTCTTGCCACCACCGCGACCGTCGGCGTCAGCTACGCCTTCGAGCTCTGCGAGCTCAGCGATGCTGATGCCGGTCGTCCACTCGTAGATCATGGGAGCTGTAACGCGGTGGCTCATGCTCTTGTCCAGCCTGGCCAGGAACATCCGCACCTGCCGCTCCCACTCGATACGAGCAGGATTCTCGTTGATGACATACTTGTCCTGAGTCAGCGGCATCTTGCCACGAGAGCCGATGGGCAGTGCGAGGTTCTTGATGTACTCGCTCGTCTCGATCGTGTCTTCGACGGTGCTGGTGAACCGGCGACGTGTCGACTCCGGTCTGAACTGCTCCTGCAGCTGACGCTCGATCGCGTTCAGGTCTGCGCGACGCTCTCCTGCCACGGTTGTTTCCTTCCAACGTATGGGGCCTGCGACCCATTATAACAAATAAAAGGAAAGACCGGGCGCGAGGCCCGGTCTTCCCTTCAGCTGTACTTGTCGACGTTGTTGATGAGCTCCTGGATCTCGTCCAGTTCCAGCCCGATCTCCAAGCCTCTGTCATACACCAGCGTGTCCCAGTGCGGCACACCTGCAGCCAGCATCCTTGCTGCAATCGCGAACAGCTTCTGGTTGCGCTTCCCAACTTCGAACCGCCCTGCAAGATCGGTCAGAAGCTCGTCGTGCACCATCAGCAGCTCTTCCGGGTCCAGCGACTGTGTCCCGCTGCGCGTGACCCTCGCCGCACGCCGCGCGTCGCGGGCACGCCCGACGACCGACATGAGCGACACCGGAGCCTCTGCGACCTCCAGGTCGTTCCAGCGCTGCTGCTTGTGGTGGAACACCACACCCGTTCCCTTGATGTCCACACCCGGTACCAGACCGATGAGGTCAGGATACTCGCTGAACCCACGGTCGTGGACCCAGTTGGTGTACGGAATCCTGTAGAACAGGTGGAACCCGTTGTTGCTCTTGCTTCGCTCCGCGAACGTCTCGGGGAGGTTCAGCGTGCGAGCAGTCTCGATGCCGCCGTTCTTGCCGTCGATATCGACGCAGAGGAACGGCAGCGAGCGCATCACGATCCCGAACGGCGCACCGTACTTCTGGTAGAAGCGCAGTGCTCGTGCCGGGTCGAATGCGTTCTTCGCATAGTTGTCGACGAACTCCTTACCGCCCCAGCCCGGCTGCGTCTTCCCGTTCGGGTAGACACGGACCAGGGACAGCTTGTCGTACTCCAGCTGTCGCGGTACAGGGTTCTCGACCGTGTACTGTTCGAGGTTCTCGAACCATCTCTTCGTCTGCACTAGCTATCCTTCCATAGCGTCGTTCAGAACGTCAGCTTCATCTCCCTTGAGATCCTCAAGGCCGTGGCCTGCCAACAGTCTGTTCATTACGTTGAGTGTGTCGGGTGACACAGTCTTGATGTAGCGTCGGGTCGTGGTACGACCCTCGACCCTGAACGACTTCCGATCCATCGTGAAGTGATCGTTCAGCTGTGTCAGGAGGTAGTCATCCTCCATGTTCTTGTACCCGTTCGAGTCCAGCCACGGGCGGTAGCTGGTCAGGAACACATCCGTCATCATCTTCTTAGCGAGGATGTTGGTCAAGAACTGCGGGTCTCGTCGTGCTGTTTCCTCCAGGAAGCGCAGCACACTCGACGCCTGCCACACAGACTCCATCTGCAGGTCCATGCTCTCAACCGTGAGGGCGAGCTTAGTAGCAACCTCGTCCCGGTTGACCCAGTGCATGAGCAGCAGATGTAGCAGCGCAGCCAGCATATCTGGCTTGAGCATACGCTCCTCGAACTTGAGGTCCAGCGCGTACTCATTCGGGAACCAGAAGCGAACCAACCGCTTCTGAAGTGCGACTGACTTGTCGCTTACCTTCGGCTCCTGCTGCAGACCCTCGATGAACAGAGCGTTCGTCTGGATCGTCACAGGTTCGTTCTCGTACTTGAGCTCGATAACCAGTTCCTCACCGGCGATCAGCGTCTTCTCCGTACTACTGTCCTTCAGGAACTCCTTCGGACCGTCGAAGACAATGTTCGCCAGCTTATTGTTCAGTGACTTCATGATCACACTCGTCACTGCCATGTCTTGTCGCTTTACGCCGCTGACGTTGTCAGCGCCGATCAGCTTCTTGAGCATCTTCAGCAGTGTCGATTTACCGTTACGTCCCTTACCTAGCATGAGGACGTACTTCACGGCGCTGAACCCCGGCTGGAGTATCGTAGCCAGGTGGTGCAGCAAGCTGCGCGCCTGTTCTTCGCTCCCCAACCACTCGACGATGATCTTGAACAGCTCATCAGCCAGTGGGTTCTTGCTCTGATACGGGACATCCAGATAGTTCGGGACGAAGTCGCCCGTCACATCGTGGAGCTTACCGTCTTCACCGAGCAGCTTCACTTCCTTGTTGTCAACATTAACGAGCAGGCCCTGAGCATCGAGCTCCTGCGTCGCCAGCTGTCGTAGCATCCCCACGAACGAACGGATCTCTCCGTCGTTCAGAAATAGGATGCCAGCGAAGTTCGCCATTGCCATCACCTTCCGCTGCGATAGCGGAACCCAGATCGTCTCTTCCGGCGTAGCCGGGAACGGCTCCCTGGTCGTGAAATGCTGAGGCATGTACAGCGAACCCTGGTACTCCACTAGCCCGAAAGTTGTTACGAGCGTGTCAGCAATACTCGCTCTTTCCAGTGGAGTCCGGAGTCGTGGCATAATATATATGTCCCTTCGTTCGGTCGGTCGGGGGCACCTGCCATCCTGCTTGTGGCAGGTGCCCCCTATCTTATGCCTGCGGTTCTACCGGCTGTTGGATCGCTCCAATGTTACGGAGCAGATCCACCTTGTCTCGCGCGAGCTCGAGTTGGTACCGGTCACCATCGACGATCTGCTTCACGATCTCGTCCTTGATGTCTTTCTCTTCCACAATTATACCATCATTTCTGGTTTTACTGGCGCGGCCCTGCTGTCTACAAGCCAAAGCTTGCAGTCACCACGATCCGCTCCCGGTCGTCCTGAAGTCCTCGCGGCAGGATACGACCAATGAGTTGCCGACGCATCGAGGGATCACCCTCGATGTCGTCCAGAATTAGCATGGACTGACAGACCTTGTCGATACCATCGACGCCCGTCGCAATTGCAGTTGTGCCGATCAGTAGTCCCATGTCTGCTGCAGAGAAGCTCTCCACGGCATGGTCGATCTGCTTCTTGGACGAGTCACCGTCGATGATCCAGCTACCCGGCAGTGTCCTGTGCAGGGCACGGGCCACTGTCGCGTGCTGACAGAAGATGAACCATCGTCCACGCTCCGGGTACGTCTGCAGCAGTGCTACGACCTGGTCGTAGATGCCCTTGCGGATACGTCCATCGTCGGCGATGTAGCTCAGGTCGACCAGCTTGTGCCGGTCTTCCATATCGCTTGCGGTGATCTTGTGCACACGACGGTAGTACCCCAGACGCAGGAAGTCCAGCATGTCCTGCCCCTTGTACCGCGGTATGATCAGGTCCACTGGCGTCCACTTCGCCTTGTCTTCGATGTACGCGACCCACGGCCTGCTCCGCAGGAAGTCGATCGCGCTGTCGAAGTTCAGGAAGCCCAACACGTCGGGGTAGTGCGAGAACCTGCTCGCCTGCACCCGACAGTTGGCCATGAGCCAGTCACCGTAGTTCATCGAGGGCATCTCGTCCCCGATCGCCAGTGCACAGAAGACACGCTCAGCGTCGTTGTAGTTCGGCGTAGCCGACAGCAACATCACGCTGCCTGTGAAGCCGCGCATCATCCGAGCGAACTTCATGAAGCCAGCGCCGCCATGTCCGCCCATCTGGTGGAACTCGTCCACCAACCAGGCATCGATATTGCGGCTGTACTTCGTGTCCTTCATCCGGAACTTCTGTACACTGTGCAGTACCACGTCCATGCCGAGCGTACGCGCATCGGCCTGCCACTGCTTGTGTGTCTTCGGAGGCGCAATGATCACAGCTGTCGTGTGACCCTGCGACCGGAGCAGGGCAAGGGCTGTCTTGCTCTTGCCCTCTCCGGTCGGGAAGAACAGCAGCATACGCTTCCGCTCCAGTGCTTGCCACTGGTCGTACGCGTCCTGCTGTCCGTCCTTCCAGGCGATGCCAAAGCGCTTGGCGCAGTCGGCCCAGCTCAGCACGCCTTGCATTCCGGGTCCTCGCACGGGCCGTCCTGCGCACCGTAGTTCGACTGCTTCTCCGCCTGCTTGAACGCAGGGTTGTCGCTGCCGACCCACTTGTACTTGGACAGGTCCATGTGGTCCTTGTAGAACTGGATCTGGTCGCTGGTCGTGGCGTCACGCACCTGCACAGCGGCCTCGTACTCCTCGACTGTACGAGCCTTGACGATGCCGCCGTGGTTCGCCTCCATGACCTCCTGGAACATCTTGCCCCAGCCAAAGATGTCGTCGGAGTTGTCCGAGTAGTCCGGCGTCTGGAACGTACGGAACATCTTGTACGCGCCCATCAGCAGCGGCACCTGCCAGTCGTGGATCTCCACGCCCAGCAGACCGCTCCAGATCTTCGCAACCCGCTCCATGTTGTTGATGCGGTCGCCGTACACAGCCAGACGGCTGGCCAGCAGCGCGTCGGTCTCGTCGAGTGGAGCCTCGGTCGTCTCGACCTCGATATCCGCGTCGCCGAGCATGTTGAGCTCTGGAGCGGAGTAGCCGATGGTCGGCTGCTCGAACCCCTTGATCTTGCTGCCTTCGGCAGTCAGGACCTCGGTGTGGTTGTGGTCCGGCACCGGCCCACGCAGCCGGTTGCTCTCGTCCAGGCCGAGACCGTTGCACCAGAACTTGCTGTGCCAGACGTGCGGGAAATGCGTCTCCCTCTGGAAGCAGCCACGCTGCTCCAGATCCTGCGCGGGGATGTTGCTGTTGCTACTGATCTTGTCATTCATGCTCCCAGCTCCTTGAGCCTATCCAGCTTCCGCTGTAGTTCCTTGCGTTCCTGGGGTTCCAGGCCGCCGACAACACCATACCGCTTGTGTTGTCCTTTCTCGATGGACATGATCCATGCCAGACATTGCAGCCTGACAGGACACGGCTTGATGCCGTCGTCCTTGTTACCGTTGCAGACTTCTTTGCCAGCCTCATGTTCCCGAACCTTCGTCGGAAAAAATTTCTGTAGAGGCTGATTAAGACATTCTGCATCGTCCATCCACGGCTCCCGGTCAGGAGCCGCGTGCGTTACCGTGTCGACGTAGAGACGAACGACCACGAGAGACCATCCAGGTTGTCACGAACGAAGTCAGACAGCAGAGCATTCATGCCTTCGTTCTTGATGCCGAGGACCAGAGCGACGCGAGCAGCACTCTTGAGGTCCGAGTGGTTACCACCACGCTTAAATCGTGACAGGTTCATCATGTCGAGTAGTCCCTGCTTGACTACTTTCTTGATACCCGTGTTGTCCACGACCTTGCTCTGTGGCAGGTTACGGTTGATGGTCTGAACCAGGTCCGTCATGCGAGCGTCCTGGTCGATGTTGAAGCCACGAGGTCTGTAGCCCTCGATGCCCACGAACACCGGACCCTTGGTGTCACGCCGAAGCCACTGAGCGAATTCCCGGAGCTCATCCAGGAACTTCTCGCTCACAATGATCTTCTGCTTGTTGGTCTTGCTACGCTCAGTGACGTAGCTCCAGAGCTTTGTCGTGATGTAGACGGTTCTCTTCTCGAAGTCCAGCGTTACAGCCACTGCCCCCGAGTCTACGATACCGGGATCAATCCCGATCAGTGTCAGCTGCACTGTTCAATCCCTTCTGTTGGAGCCGTGGTGGGGCGGAGTCTGGTCTCGCCCCACCACAGCTGGTTACTTGATGTACCGATACGACGTCTTGACTTCCGCGTCCAGCGGGAATCCTTTCAGTCGCGTCTCGGTCATTGCTTGTTCCTGCAGTCCCTTCACGAACTCCAGACTGTGTTCGCCGGGCACCCAGTCCACGTTGATCTCGTCATGGAACTGACCGCAGATGAACGCGTTCTGAACGTTGTGCTCGACGAAGAGCTCGCGCAGTCGTACGAGCGACTCGAAGAACATCTCACGGCAGAGGCTCTGCGTGAAGATGCCCGCGAGCTTGCCGCCATAGATGCTGTACAGCACCTTGAGCGGCTCACCCTTCGGACCCTTCTGCTTCGGGTGAGTGTAGTCTGGAATCCAGAGCTCACCACGAGACAGACGATCTGCTGCCTTGTAGTAGCACAGCCTGCTGCCCTTGAAGTAGGCACCATGAACGAACCTCGTGACGAACGGTTTCCCGTCCACGAGGATCTGCAGTGCCAGGCTCACAGAACCAGGATGCTGCTCCTGTACGCTCTTGAGAGCGAACGGGGTAACACGCGCCGACAGGCCATTGGCCAGCGGTGCGGTCAGCTGCATGTTGCTCTTGACTGCGTCCTTGAGCAGGTCATCCAGCACAGCCCAGTAGTTCACGATCGCCGGACAGGCTCCACGCCAGTCCACCACGTTCTGGGTAGCGTCTTCGAGACTGATCTCGAAGCCGAGCCGGAACATGAAGTCCTGGACAGCCTGACCGCTGGCCTGGTACCCACAGCTCAGCTCGCTGTACTTCCCACGCGGGCGAAGCTCAGACGTGACCTGGTCGTAGGTGAGTCCGGGAATGAATCGGACGACCAACTCCTTGTACACGTCGCGGCCAGAACGGAAGACTTCCAGCTTCCATTCTTCGCCCGCCTCGTAAGCGAGACCTCGGCTTTCCACACCAGCGAAGTCACCTGTGATGAGCTCACCGTCCGGGTGCCGAGAAGTGAATACCTGCCGTAGCTGACCAGCCATATCACCGTTCGACCAGTGGCACTGGAGGTCGTATATCGTTTCAGTGTCACGAATGTTCCCATCCAGCTTCTTAATGTTCTGCATCTGCACACCACGACCTGTGGTGCGGAACGTCTGACCAGCACCTACATGCATGTACTGGTCACGCAGGATTCCGTCGTTGACGTTCATCAGGTTCAGGATGACAGGCAACTTGCTGAGCGTCGAGCCTCCGATCTCGAGCTTGGTTTCCAGCAGTGCCTCGACTTCCTTGAGCATAGCATACGCCTTCTTGAGCTCAAGTCCGTCGTCCTTCTCGCTGTACTTAGCGAGTCGTTCCTTGACCTTGTTCAGTACCACCGGCAGGTGGTACTTGTCCAGGCTGCTGACCTTCACGCCTCGCTGCTCACAGAAAGCCCTGAGCTGCTTCGGCGAGTTGAAGTTCACCAGCTGGTCGTTCTCCGTCATGAACGCACGCTGAGCGATGATGCTGTTCGCCCACGCCCTGCGCTTCATCTGCTCGACGAGCTTCTTGTCGACAGCCCATCCAGCCTGATTCATCAGGTAGGTCTCCTGTTCGAAGCGAGCTTCACGCTCGATGAGACCAGGGTGCAGCTCATCGAGAATCTCGTGAGCCACGAGCCTGATGCTCACACATGCCTTGGCATCCATCTCGCAGTACTCGATGAACGTCGCCCACTTCTCCTCGTGTCCGTGCTGAGCAATCAGCTCGGGCGTCGGACCCTCGGGGTAGTAGTCGTTGGGTACGCAGAACAGCATGACCAGGTCGTGACCGACCTCCAGCTTGGCGTTGTCCGTCAGCTGCCTGGACGCGACCTCGAGCTTGCTCTCAGCGCCCAGCATACGGGCGTCGACAGCAGAGTCCTCGATCTTCTTCCAGTCAAAGGCAGGCACGACCTTGTCCGTCACCGCACGCTCGAATGGAGCGTTGTGTGCGATGATGGTCTCGTTATCCTCGAACGCCAGCATGTAGCGCATGAAGTCGTCGGGCACATCCGACTCGTAGTCAGGCTCGTCCGTGTTACGGACCATGCCATACACGAAGTCGTAGGTGAACTCGCCCAGCGGAGTGCTGAACGACGCGAGCAGGGGTCTGAACGACTCGTCGTTGACGTAGTTGTCCAGACCCCGCTCAGGCAGGTTGGTCTTCGAGAACGTCTCGTAGTCCAGTCCGTAGTAGGTCTTCACTCGTCCGTGTTCCCTTCACCGCTGTTGCGCAGCGGGTGGTCGTTGTCCTCGTTGAGCTCCTTGATGTACTCGACCACGATCCTCTCGGTCACGCGCATGATGCGACGCAAGACCTCGGGGTTCACGATGTCGAACACCACGCTGATGAAGGGATCGCTGTCCATCAGCTTACCCATCTCTTCATCAGTGTTGAGCTCCATGATGTAGCCCGTGACCGGGTCCACGAGACCCGGGAAGTGGGTGTGCAGCGTCGGCTCACCGATCTGCTCCACCTTCTCGCCGTCGACATACATGCCGAACGGCGAAGGCACATCCGCTTCTTCGAAGCGGAACGCGTTGTTCTCAAGCATCGAGTTCCTCCAGGATCTCATCGTCTGCCTGCTGCCTGTCACGCTCGCCGTACAGCAGCGTCATCATGACAGGACAGGCTTTGTTCCCACGGTCACCACGACCGTGAGGGTTGGCAGGGCAGAACTTGCAGTGTGACCCTGCACTCAGTGTAAGGTCACCGTCGAGGATAGCCTGCTCACTAGCCTTGACCTTCTCTGTCCACGCCTTGTGGACTGTTGCAGGCAGAATCCACTCGTCCGTGTAACCACGCTGCATGATGTGCAGTGTGATGTCCTCGTACCGAGTACCATCTGCCTTGAGGATGAACGTCTCAGTGTAGTACATCAACTGCTCGTTCATGATGGGCGACACTTCCAGGTCACCCATCTTGAGGTCCAGCACATGCATCCGGTCCTTGTCCCGGATGATGAGGTCGACCGTGGTCTTCGGTTTCGACGTCAGCCATGCGGCCTCCGCCTTAACCTCAACCAACAGTTCGAGCGTGTCTGCGTCCATGTCCTCGATGATGCCCTTGACATAGCGCAGAGCCTCGGCCACGAACAGGATGCGACGCGGTGCGATGCTGTACTCCTTGAACACGCCGGTACCATTACCGTCCGTGTCCAGCTGCTCCTTGTTCAGGATCAGGTTGTCAGCCAGCACCTTCATCTCGATCGGCGGCTCCGACTTGTGCTGCATGAACCAGCTGATGATGTACTTCTTCTCGTCCTTGAGGAACGCAACGCGCTTCGGTCCCCACAGTGCGGCGACGACCTCCAGAAGCTTGGCACACGCTTCCAGATCGTTGCCAGACGAAATTGCTACCGCGAAAATTTCGTGAAGCTTCGTACCCTCGCCCTTCATGCCGTTGTCGTTACGAGCAGGATGCTCGAAGCCAGGGATCGCCTCAGCGAGATTCGCCGATCCATGGCAGTTGTTGTACCGGCTCGCATACGATGCGGAGAACCGGAAGTCGTTGTTGTCCACTGGAATCCTAAGTCCTCCGTAGTCGTTGGTCATGAGATACACTGGCTGCTCACCCAGCTGGTAGAGCAGCCGTGTGTGCTTCCGACATGTGGTGTAGGGTTTCCACACCCACTCATCACATGTCTTCAGCTCACACTTGATCAGTACCAAGTGCGCGTGACATACATCATAGCCCTTCAGCTTGTTGCTGAAGCAGGGCTGCTGCATGCAGTCACCGAACTTGTACTCGGTCATGACAGCCTGTCTGTCTCAGCCAGGTACTGCATGAACTCACTGATCAGGTTCTGGTAGGTCTGTGGATCCTTGCGGATCTCCTCGACCGTCCAATTGCCGATGTACTGGACATAGTAGTCCAGCTGTTCTTCGTCACTCATTGGTTCCATGATGTCCTCCAGACATGGAACGGGCCAGGGGCTTGTGGCCCCTGGCCCGTAGACGAATGGTTAGTCGTCTGCCCAGTCGTCGCCCTCTTCGAGGACGGCACCGTCGCCGCCACCGCTGACCGGCATGCCCAGGTGGGGCAGCAGGAACAGCGTCGGGGCGTAGCCCGTCACACCGAGCGATGCGGTGTCGAAGGCGTTGAACCGGATGTTCGCACGGAACGTCCAGCCAGCGCCCCACCACAGCTCGTCGTAGTCCGCGCGGCTCTCGGGCAGCGCGTTCTCGTCGTCGAGGCTGTCGAGCGACGTGATCATCGGCGTGTTGCCGTCGTACACGATCGCCTTCTTGCTGATGTCCGACTCGTACGGACCCTGGAACTTGAGCTTCAGGCTGTACTTGTCGTCCGGCCTGTTCTCCACGTCCTTCGGCGTGAGCTCCCGCAGCGGCAGCTGCTTGGTGGACCAGTCACGCTTCTTGACGAGGGCCAGGAGCTCCTTGACCTGCGCCGGGCCGACGCCCTTCTCGCCGTCGGTCTCCTTGTAGAGCACGTCGACGAACGGCAGGTACACCGTCTCCAGGTGGTCGGCGATACGCTCCGCCATCTTGTCCGTGATGAACAGCGAGCCACCGATCTTGTCGGCGAACTTGGGCTTCTTGATGCCCTTCTTGTCGCGCCACTCCTTGAGCGCCGCGAGGTCCGCGTCGCTCGTGATCGGGAACGACAGGACACCCTGCACGTTCAGGTTCTTCGGGTACTCGCCCGTGAACTTTGCCATGATAGTTACTGCTTTCTACTAAGTGTTGCTGATGGTTGTTGTCTTGTTACTGCTCGGTGTGCTTCGTCTTGCGACGCTTGATGACCTCGAACGCCGCAGCGACCTCGACCTTGGTGGTCTTGCTCGCAGCCAGGAACTCCATGAAGTCCTGGTTGTTGTAGCGCGAGTGCACATGAGCACGGCTGACTGCCGTGCTCCACCACGATCCGGACTCATAGATGAACGCGTAGGTACGCGTCTTCCCGTCCTGTCCGACACGCTTCACACGGATGATGGTACCTTCCGGGTGCTCGTTGACCGGAGTGGTCTCACGAATCTTCTCACGAATGTTCGTGACGACTGCCTCGGTCTGTTCCTTGTTAAAGGTTACCACTAGTTACTCCTAGTTACTCGTGTAGTTGTAGGGCACCTGGACCTCGATGAGGTCGTAGTAGTCTTTCAACTCTGCGACCTCATCTTCGGTTACCAGTTCCTTGAAGTGTCCGGACACGCGTCCGTACACTGCGTACATCTTCACTGTGTCCAGTGAAGGTACGGTATCCTCGTTCGCCGTGCGTGAGCGGCCAAGCCACTCCAACACGGGAGCGAGGAACTCGTCACCATCAGGAACGCTGATGGTAATCTCTTCGACGTGCATGGGCGACTGCCACCGCTGAGCAGTGAACAGCAGCCCAGGCTGTCCAGCACTGCTGCGCTGAACTTCCAGCGCGTGCTTCCAAGAACCCTGTTCAGGTTCCTGGTACTGGTTCAGTACCCTGTCCGCCACTAGATGTTCACCGCCTCAAGTGCGAGGTGGTGTGCGTGCTCCAGGATGTCGGTCGGCGACAGCACGCTGCGCTTGAACCGAGTGATGGGCGTCTGTGCTGCACGCACATGCTCGTTCCACGAGGACGCTGCCTCGAAGAGTCCGAGCGCGGTGTGCGTGATGCCGACGTTCATGCCACCGTAGAGCTCCGTGACAAGCTCCAGTCGAGCAAGCTCGACGTTCTGCTTGACACGGTCGGTGGTCAGAGACACGTGGGGCATCTCGATGAACTGCTCTACGAACCAGTTCGCCTGACGAGCGTTGACACGCTGCGTCAGCATAAACTCCTTCTGAGCCTTCCATGCCTGCACGGACTCACGCCATGCAGCCAGCGCGTCCTGGATCTCTTCGATCCGCTCACGCAGCGTTGCGCCGTGGCGGAACGAGAAGTTCACGCCCTTCGCCTCGGCCACGAGGTCGGACAGCCGACTCGTGTTCTTGCAGACGATGCGCACGTTCGTGGCCTGACCACGGAACGCGACACCAGGCTCGTAGCCGTTCTGCAGTGCGAAGTACGGCAGGCTCTCGCCTTGCGGGTCGCCATTGATGACGACCGGCTCGTTGAGTCGGATCAGGATCCAGACGTCACGTCCACCACGAAGGCTGCCAGCAGTCTCGTACTGGACGTTCTTGTCGTTGCCCTGAATGAGCTCTGCCATGTCCCACATCTCGTGGGGCTGGATGTCGATCCGCTCGCTCGGAACCACGCTGAGCTCTGCTCCAGTATCGGAGCGAGTGTTCAGCTGGAATTCCTCGATCAGCTCGAACTCTTCGTGTGGACCCTGCTCGTCCACCGAAAATTTCTTGCGATACAGAGGTTCGCGGATCACCGACCAGTCGTGAACAAGCGACTCCGCCTGTTCCCTGGTCGGGTACTCGGGCAGGAGCTCTTCGAGCCCGTGCCATGTAGCCTCGCGTACCGCCAAGACCTTATCACTCTTCGTGATCTCGTGCATTGCCTGTGTCCTTCCGTTACAGGGTACTTTGTTGAGACCCATCGTCGGGCGTGACGATAGTTCAATTATAACGCGAACTGGCGGCCGACGCACCCCCGGAAATTCGCCGCCTCTGGCCCCGGGACGCGCGCCAACAGGGTTGGGTGCGCGCCCCGGGTTTGTCCCAGAGTCGGCGGCTGGCGGCCAGCCTGTGGCTAGTCCGCCCGCGGGGGTCGCTCATCCTGGACGTGTCCGCAGTCAAGACAGCGGTACATGTCCAGCATGATGTCATAGATCATACGTCCGCCACACACAGGGCAGACGTACTCGTCGTCTTCGAGGTCCATCATGCTATGATCTCCCACCAAGTCCATTCCATCTTGTCGGGCATACCGTTCTTTCCCGTGATCCACTTGAACGAGACCTCGGGCGGTACACCTTCGTTACGCTTGAAGATGCGCTGACGCTTCTCAAGCTCATGTGGACCCAGACCAATGATGGTCGGGTCCATAACGAAGGTTGCCACACGCTTCTCAACGCGTGGTTCACGTGTACTAATGAGTCGGATCACAAGAGATCTCCGATCCACTTGTGCAGCCGTTGCTTCAGAAGCCGCTCGTCGATTGTCTCGACGAACGGCTTCATGTTCGTAGGCTTCACTACCAACAGCACCTTACCATCAGGCATCGGTGCTGTCTTGATCAGGATAGCCAGACCAGCTACGCCGGTCTTAGCCTCTACGGTTCGTCCAGACGAATCGTAGTGTACGAGATGGTCGATACCTTTCTCGTTCAGCAACTCGAACACCAGCTTATTATACTGGATCTCGCGCTCGAGATTACGTACGGGTGACTCAGTCATCGTCGCACTCGCACGGCTTCTCAAGCCAACACGTTGTGCAGACCTCGACCTTGCGCGTGACAGGCAGGTACATCGGATCATCACAATCCTCGTGTACATACCCGTCATCCGTGCTACGAATCAGGTCACCGACCTTGATGCGCTCGCCACAGCTAGCGCACACGCCTGGATATCGCGCGTCGAATGCCATCACTCACGCAGCGCTTTCAGTGCTGTGTAGTTGAGCTGCTCGACCTTGCTACGCTCGGTCGGGACAGGCTCAGCAGTATAGATCGCGATACCCTTCACTAGCGTGTTGGGCACGATCAACTGCTTCAGCACATCGATGCTGCGCTCGTTGCCCTGTACCTGCATGGAGAATCCATTGTGTAGGTACGCAACGAGAATGCGCTCATCCATCACGCGTCCTTGTCGGACGTGGGATTGATGGACAGCATGACCAGAGCGTCCAACGAGATGCGATCGAACTTGTCGATCGCCTCCTTGAGGTTGTCCGCCTTGATGATCATCGTGCCACGGTACTCCTGCTTGTCGCTGTCGAACTTGATCTTCCAGTTCAAGGTCTCAGGCTCCGGCAGGCTGTTGCTGTACTCGGTGCACGGGCAGTTCTCGACGCGGCAATAGCCGAGGCGATTATAGTGCCTGTCCTGCTGATGTCCACAGCGCAGGCACGATTCGTGTGTTGCCATAGTTACCTCCTAGTTACATAAAGCAAGGCCGCCACCCGGATAAGCGGGTGACGGCCTTGGCGGTTCTGTTGAGATCAGAGACCGCGAGCGGCGAGCAGCTCCTTGAGGGCGGCGAGGTCCTCGTCGGACGCCTCGGCCAGCAGGTCCGTGGCCTTCTCGGCGACGGTCTTGCGGGTGCGCGGGGCCTTGACGCGGGTCTTCTCGTCGAACGTCTCCTGGTCGAAGACGTAGTGGGCGTAGCCGTTGAGCTCGTCCTCGTTCTCGAGGGCCTTGATCGAGCGGTCGCGCAGCTCGGTCGTCGCCTTCTCGATCGCGGCCTGGACGGGGTTGTCGACCTTGTCGACGTTCTCCTCCAGCGCCGCCTGCTGGTCGCCGAACAGGCGGTCCAGCTCGTCGGGCGCGGTCTCCTTGATGACGATGTAGTGCTCCACGAAGCGCTTCACGCTCTGACGCGGACGGTTGCCGATCTCGGCGCGGGTGGCGGCGGCCGCCTCGCTGACCTCGGTGGACACGGTCTCGTCGGACTTCTTCGGTGCCATGATGTGGTATTCCTTCCATTGTGGGCGGTCTGTGTAACCGGTTACTGGGTACCGTACCCAGTGTGCGGTCCAAGAGCCGGGACGCCGGTGCCGGATCTTGGGCCACACACCGCAGGCGGTGGGAGTGGCGTGTAACCATTATAGCGCGTCCCAGCCCGCTTCGGGTCGCGGACTGGGACGCTACCAATAGCACACGTCGGGTACATGTGCTATCGGCAAACCGGAAGCAGTGGCGGATGCCATGCTTCCGGCAGCTTGTAGATGCTGGCCGAGCTCTGCTTCGAGCATGGAACGTCCTGAACAGGTGTTGCCACCTTGAACAGTACGATTATCGCGCCTGTCAGCACGACGATCATAATGAAGCCGACCACTGCCTGGTTCGACAGCAGAGCCTGACGAAGTGTTGGACGACGTCGATGTGCGATGTTGTTCCTGTACATGTCACTTCCGTTCCTCCGGCTGGCCGCATACGATGCATGCGTCATGGCTCGGATCCTTGTCGCTATTATAGATGCACATCTCGGTCGGACTGGCGGGACAGTCCCAGGGACCGAGCGCCACAGCACGCATGCTGATGTCGTAGTAGATTGCGATCTCACGAAGCAACGCGTTCTTAGCCTGCAACACGTTGCGATCGTACGGAGCCATCACACGCTCGCGCTCAGCACGAGCATCGATGTAGCGCGCATCCATGATCTGGATGCGGTACGGATCGCGCGCCATTAGATGTTCTTCTGATTCATGATCATGAGCGTGATGTCGTCATGCGTGTCGCCGCGAACGGTGACACGGATGTCGTAGATCGCGTGACGCGTACTGATGAACTGGAACGCGTCCACCACGTAGTTGAACTCGTGGTGAGACACGTAGTTGTCGTCCTGGCTGTTGAACAGCTCGACGATGATCAGTGAGTGATCAGCGAGCTGGTTCTCCAGGTTCTCGATCGTGACCTTGAGGTCGTCTTCGACGGCCTGACCGTACCAGCGCTTCACCGTGTCCACGGTAAAGCCTGTGACGATCGAGGCCAGCGCAGCCAGGATGACTGCGAACAGAATTGCGTTGCTGATGGTTACCATGCTAGTTACTCCTGGCTGCTCTATGCTGCGTTGTGACGGGTGGTGATCAGGTCCAGACGGTCCTGCGCACGTTGGTGACGCAGGCGCTTGACGTACAGGTCGTGGCCAGAGCCACTGCGCCGCCGGAACGACGTGACGAACCCGTGCTTGCGCGCGTCGGTCGCATCCTTACGGATAGCGGCCTCGATCGCAAGGTGCCACTCGCCGTCCAGGCAAGCGGTCTTCAGCTGCTCTTCGAACTCTCGGTTCATGATTCTCCTTATAGTTATTCGATATAGATACTTAGATTTCTCTATACCATTTCATTTCCAATAAACCATTTCACTTTCAATAAATAGCCATTGTCTCCGCATAGCCATGCGGTGTGACACAGCCGTGTCAAGGTGCTAGCCAGCACCCATCATCGTTACAAAGACATAATGACATATATAAAATACATAACGTTAGTTCTGGATATTGCTTGCGGCCTGAGCAGGAATACAGACAGCCCGCTTTGAGCCGCCTATCACGAGCAGAGTTTCGTGCTCGTCTCTGCCTCCAGCCCATGCGTTGCATGGAGCCACCCGGCCCGGCGTAACCGGTTGTAACCGGGCGTAACCGCCCCAACGGTTACGCTGGTTCCCATGCGAGACATGGTAAGCTGGGGCGTAACCGGAAGTAACCGGTTTTCCCCAACCAGGTGGTAGTTCTGAAGTAGTTGCCAGTATATGTGGACTATAGAAAGGTTCCGCGCGGCCGGTTACAACCGGTTACGCCCCACCTTTCCATGTCCCGCATGGCAAGCGGACCGGTTACGCCCGCGGTTGCGGGCGGTTACAACCGGTTACGCTCATTAACTACTCGATCAACGTGTCTCACGTAATGTGACAAGCAATGTGACAAGCAATGTGATTAGAGACGTGACAAGCACTAGTGATATACAATATAAATAAAGACAGTAACAATAAAAAGATAATTAAAATATATTAACAAAGTTAATATTAAAAATTTATTAACTAGTTCTTAAAAAGATACTATAATGAGCAATACAAATTCCACGAGCGTTTCAATTGGTTAACCACCTCGCTATTCAGCGAGGCAAGCGCCAAGTGGCTAGATATAAATTCATTATGTACTAGGCTATTCGCTAACGTGAGAATTTGTATTGCCATATAAAGAAAAAATTAAATAAAAAACAAATGCATTAGCTTTTCAGCTAACGCATTTGTTACTTGTTACTGCTCACGCACGAGTGGCGTTGCGATTGCAGCCAGCAAGTTGTCGTACCTGGACGGCACCAACGTCTTCTCAGTGTACGGTGTGACACCGTCAGCCTGGAAGACGATGCTACCGTCCGAGTTACGAACGATCGTGTCCTGCCACTGCTCCTTGGGAGCATACATGGACAGGAACTGTTGCTTGCGCTCGTTCGCCGTCGTGTACATGTTGTCGATGTACACGTGCTTGAAGTCGTCATCCAGCCTGTCCAGCGCCATTGTGAGCGACTGAACAGCCATGGGACCAGCCGATGCAGCACGTGACACCATCGACACGACGTCGACGTTGTTCTGCGCAGCAAACACGATCTCGTTGTTGTCTGACATGTTACGTTCCAATCTGTTGGTTCCGATTTACACTTACATTAAATGATTTAAAAGCAGCATTAAAAGCACCATAGACCTGTTGCCTTTCTAGCTTCAAAAAATAGATATTAGATGATGATGGGATACTAGATAGTAGCTAATTGTGACCAATTAGATACTTATATATTTATTAATATATGGGGGGTATATGATGTTTATTATGTATTTTATATATTTCATCCATCTGCCCCCAAAAAGTTACCAAATTTTTCAGATCCTGGTTCCCAGTCCCCGATACGTCACATGAGACGTCGAGGCCCGGACAGGCCATTGCCTCTACCCCGGTGACAAGGACAGATACGACTGACCGATCCTTCCACTCCGACCTTGATTCCCCTGCTCAGGGCCAGTGCTTGTCTTCCCCGAACGGTCGTTCAAAGCCGTGCTTTAGCGGCGATTTTCCCGCGGTGGGCGGCCAGCCGGTATAATAGGCGTAGCAGCCGTCCCCGAACTACAAGGAGTTACCGGTGGCAACAGACTGGTCCACCTTCGGTCAGGACAACACCCCGAAGGATAACGCTCCAAGTGGTTTGACGACGGACTGGTCGAACTTCAACGGTGTCAAAGCTGGCAACCAGAATCCGAACCGCCTTCCCGCGTGGCAGACTGGTGGCAACCCGAACAGCGAAAAGTCCGGGTTCAGCAACGAGTTCTACGACCAGATGCGCAAGCAGCGCGATGCTGAGCAGGCTAAGATCGACGCTGATCCTACCTACCAGTCTCGTCTGTTCCAGAACAAGGACTTCACGGGTATCGTTACCTGGGATCAGCAGTTCAAGGACGGCGACCCGGACAAGCGCAACTTCAAGACCGGTGACGTGTACGAGAACGGGAAGTTCCAATACAACCTGTACGACCACAACTCGAACGTCACCACCGAAGAGGCCAACGCGATCCTGACTCCGCTCGTTACGGGGAAAGACGCGGGTCGAATCTACCGTGACGCCGACGGAAACCAGGACGCGATCAAGGAGCAGACGCTCCAGCAGGGTACCAAGGAAGGCAAGACGGTCGAAGCTGGCCTTACCAGCCGCGAGACCGAGGAACGTGTCTCCAAGCTCAAGGCCGACTGGAAGAAGTCGGGCTTCGATGCTCCGATCGCCATCGCTGCTCAGACCGGCATGGGTGCCCTGCAGGGCGCGGCGTTCGGTCCGTGGGGCGCTGTGGGTGGCTCGATCGCTGGCTTCGTCGGCGGTCTGCTGAACCGGGACGAGGTCATCGACCTCGCTGCTCGCGCGACCGACCAGACCAGCCAGGGCTTCAAGCAGAACGCCGCCGTCGGTATCGGTGGTGCTGCTCAGGCCTTCGGCGGTCTGGCCATGAACTCCGGAACCCTGCGTGCGATTGAGCACGGCATCTATGACGCTGCCCTGCCGGGTGGTATCGGCGACGGACAGTCCGCCTACTACCAGACCCAGAACAAGGGTCTCGGCGCAGACGTGCTCGATGGCGTGCTGCAGTTCGGTGACTCCGCTCTGCTGTCTGCGAGCGCCCCTGGTCGTGTCGCGTACACCGCCAGCATGGGCGCTGCCGCCACTGGCAAGGCGCTGAGCCTGACCGGTGGCAAGGTCTGGAGCGACTACAGCCAGAGCTGGGTCACGCCGGACAACGTGCTCGCTGCTGCCGCCTCTGCTGGCATCGACGCTGCTCAGATGTTCGTGCCGAGCATCCTGTTCCGCAGCGCGAAAGCTGCGATCGGTGCCGAGCGTGCAGCGACCAGCGAGGTCACGCAGGCCGGTGGCCGTACGTTCACCCGCATCCAGGACGACGCGGGCAACTGGGCGGTCCAGGAACGCTCGCTCGGGCGCAAGATCGCCGATGCTGTGCCTGCGTTCCTGGCTCCTTCCACCATGATCGAGTGGGTCGGCCTGCGTGGTGCTGCTCTCGCCGCCAACAAGACCGGCGCGAAGATCACCAGCCAGGACCTGTTCAACGCTGCTGAGCGCATCCACCACGCTCCCGCCATGTACCAGGTCATCACCAACGGCTGGCACGAGGCGGTCGAAGAGGTCGCGCAGACCGTCCTCGACAACGTCGCTGTCGGCTACTCCGACACCAACGGCATGCGAGACCAGATCGTGCAGGCCGCGCTCATGGGCTTCGCCGGTGGTGCTGGCCAGACTGCCGGTACACACTTCGCCGCTCGCGTTGCTCGCAACCAGAACAACGACCAGCGCGACCTGGACCGCATCAACGCTCGCAACTTCGTCAACGGCGAGCCTGAGATCACGATGAAGGATCTCAAGGCGATGAACCCCGCCGCTCGTGCTGACGCCACGACACTCAAGACGCACGAGACCCGCATCATGGGCGAGGGCATGCGTCGAATCGCCCGTGACTGGCAGCGTGACCAGGCCTACACCAACGCGTTCCTGGAGCAGGCGTACGACGCCTCCAGCGACCTGGAGGCCCGCATCAAGCTGCAGGGCGACGGCGTCGAGAACATGCGCGCGCTCGCTCCGATCTCCGACATCCGCAAGGGTCTTGAGGACGCAGGCTACCAGTCCTGGGAGTCCACCAGCCACATGCTGTCGGACAAGATCCAGCAGCTGCAGGACGTCATCAAGGCCGGTCAGAAGGACCTGCAGCAGTCCGAGAACGCCGAAGACATCCAGGCGAACCTGGAGTACGCGCAGAAGGCTCTCGCGTTCCACATGCGGACCAAGCAGATCTTCGACGACCTGCACGAGCTCTACCTGACCGGCGACCTCAGTGCGGTCGACTCGATCAACGGCCTGTTCAACAGTATCGCCAACGGCTACATGCCGGACGACAACGGCAACCTGCCCCCTCAGTCCGACGAGTTCACGCGTACCGAGGGCATCTTCATGGTGTCCCGCTACCCGAACGACAACCCCGGCTCGTTCGTCCCGATCGTGCCGCAGGTCAGCCACTCGCTGTCGCAGGGCATGGACAACGGCTACGGCGACATCCTGTCCGGCAACGGCGTGCTGCAGCTGTCCCAGTCCGTCTTCGACGCCCTGAGCGCCGACACCGACGGCGACCAGGCCAAGCTGCAGCTTCGTGCAGCCCCGATCAACCGCATTGCAGCTCAGCGCATCAAGGACGGTAGCTTCCTCAAGAAGCCGGACGGTACCTACAACGTCCCCGACCGCAAGTACGAGATGGATGCTCGTCAGCTGGTGCAGGAGTCCCTGACCAGCCCCGACGACGAGCACAACGCGATCGCGAACAACTTCCTCATGGGTCTCGAGATGAGCCTCAAGAAGATCTTCGCGACGGTCGGTATCCCGAACGAGGTCGTCGAGCAGGCTGTCGGCAAGTCCCGCGTCGACAAGGCGACGCAGCTGCGCGTCCGAGTCAAGGACTCGAATGGCAACGACATGGTCGGCGAGTACGGCTCCGGCAACGAGGACTGGAAGGCCAACCTCTACAAGACGCTAGCCAGCCTCTACCCTGACAACATGGAGCGTCTGTCCATGCTCCGGACCGAGGTCCAGATTCCGCAGGGCGACGCCGAGCCGATCACGCGTGTCTACGAGAACCGCTCCTCGATCCTGCTGATCGAGGGCCTCATCCAGGCTCACCAGCAGGACTTCCGCATGAAGAACGCGCAGCGAGTCACCACTCAGCTGCTCCACGAGAACGGCGCTCTGCCGTCCACGCCGGAGGCGGTCGCCGGTCGTGTGAGCACCGAGGCTGCGCAGGCCGGTTCCACGCTCGGCATCAGCCTGCACCAAGCTACGTACGGTTCGGACACGTTCCGCAACGAGACTCGCCTCGCGTACAACTCGTACAACAACGAGGACTTCGTTTCGGGCAACTACGAGAACCCGAACCCCATGATGCAGGAGCTCATCCGCATCTACACCGCGATCAACAGCGGGCGTCAGACCAGCAAGATCGACCAGCTGGTCAAGAACGCCGACCCGATCGTTGCACAGGCCCGCAAGGACGTCGAAGCCCTGGCGAAGGTCCTGTACCCGGACGTTCCTCTCCAGTTCGTGCTGCCGAACCTGGCGGCCATGACTGTTGCAGAGGCAACTGAATACGATGTCAACAACCAGATTCCGTTCTGGGAGACGCGACGCGGCGAGCGCAACACGGTGTCTGTGCTGCAGCTCATCATGCGGAGCGCTGCTGACATGGAGGCCCGCAACAGCGGCCTCGACGAGAGCGAGCAGTCCAAGCGCATCCAATACTATCGGAACCTGAGTCCAGAAGGCGCATCGAACGCTCTGGTCGCAGCCATGCCTGTCGAGGCGATTGTCGGTGACGAGCTCGCCGCCAAGCACAACCTGACCGGCAAGAGCATGGCTATGATCAACGCGCGCTACATGGGCCTCGGTGCCGATGCTCGTAGCGCGCTTCGGACTCGTTGGAGGCGCGACCCCGCCTCCGCCACGACCTTCGACGGCAAGCCGGTCAAGAACGGCTTCCCGTACGAGTCGGGCACTGTCATGACCCCGTGGACGTTCTTCGTGGACACGGTGACTGGCAACGTGGACACTCAACTGACCCACGGTGAGAACGGTCGCCCGCTCGGTGAGCTGGCTACCCTCAACCGGGCTGAGCACGAAGACATGCTCCGTGCCATGCAGGGTGTCCGCGACATCCTGGACCGCGTGTCCCGGCAGTTCCGTGGCAAGCCGCTCAACCTGGCGCGACTGCGCAAGGAAGGCCCGGCACACCTGGCAACCGAGCTCAGCACCAACACCGAGCTCATCAAGCAGGTCCTCAAGCTGTTCCCGAAGACTCTGCAGGCGTTCCTGCCTGCCGACCCGAACGGCGAGATCAACGTCGCGACCGTTCCTCGCTGGGTCTACGAGATGCTTCTCGCACAGCCCGAAGAGGCTGCGATGATCATGTTCCGCAACGTGCTCATCCACAAGTTCCAGATGGACAACCAGACGCTGGAGAACGCGATCAGCGACCCGACCGACCCCTGGGTGCTTGCGATGCGCAAGATCCAGGCTCTCGGTCGCATCGACGAGTTCCTCGACCGGATCGCCGACGCCAAGGACCTGATGGACTTCGAGGCGTGGGTCAACAAGACCTTCCGCAAGGACGATGTCCCGCTCCTGGCCTACACGTCGGACACGTTCCTGTCCGACCTGTCTGCGACGCGTGGTGGCTGGCAGTGGATCAGCAGCAACACCGAGCGCCGCGAGGCCATGCGAAACCTGCAGCAGTACGTCAACCTCGCTGGCGGTCGTATCAAAACGATCGCCGACAACGAGGCCGACGACCTCGCCTACGACCAGCAGATCAGACAGAACCCGTCGATCAAGAAGCTGGTCAAGACTCGTATCGAGCAGGCGCTGCTGTTCCAGAACCCGACAGTTGCTGGCGACACCCAGCAGCTGGCGGTTCTTACCCTGGTCGAGGGCATCGACAACAACGCGGCCAAGAAGGGCGAGTCGGGCTTCGGCACCAAGGGCCTCGGCGACACGGAGGCTCTGTTCCAGGGCCGTCTGTTCGCCAGCGTCCACGAGCTCGCCACGATGGAACGGTTCTCGATCTACGTCGACGAGCTCACCGCCAACCCGCGTCGTCTGCTCCAGCCGCTCCGCATCCAGATGGACGACGGCTCGACGTTCGACTGGAACCCGACCGACGCCAACGGTGAGGTCGACGTCGAGGGCTGGCTCGACATGTACAAGGCGAAGAACGGATTCTTCAAGCCACTGTTCCAGCAGATCTTCTGGCCGTCGAGCTACTCGACTGACGGCGAAGGCCAGACCCGTATGGTCACGCAGAAGGCCGGACGTGGCCTTCAGGAGTGGGTCGACGGCTCGCACTACCGTCGCCTGCAGGAGTCCGACTCGTTCTGGGACTCGCACGAGTACGTTCGTCTCGTCCAGTCCCTGCATGGCGACTACCTCGTCACCGAGCTCCTGACCGCTCTCATGACTCTGCGGTCGGGTCAGAGTGCAGAAGCTCACGCCAAGCATGAGAACTCGTACGAGAACGCGGTCGTCGACCTTGCTCGTGCCCTCAAGACGGTCGGGAACCTGACTCCCGACAACGTCAAGATGTACAAAGACCTGGCTCGTACCACTGCGCTCAAGACCAAGGCAGGCGAGCTCGACCCGCTGATGCCGTCGATCGCGCGTGTTATCGACGAGGAACAGCAGAAGATCCTGCTGGCCAAGCAGAACGCCAAGTCTCCGGAGGAGCTCGCGGCTCTGCAGCTGCAGGAGTACATCCTGCACGCGCAGGCTCAGGCTCAGACCGCTGCCGAGTACACGCTGGCCAGCACGAAGTTCGACTGGGCCAACGCCGACCAGGTCACGCTCATGAAGGCGAACCTCACGCAGTACCTCAACCGGTACGCGGACGACCTGACCAGCATGAGCGACAACAAGGAGTCGCAGGCGATCACGCAGTGGAAGCGGAACCCTGACTCGCTCAAGGAAGGCGACTGGGACCTCATCTCCACTGCGATCGCGACGAACCTTGAGGTTCAGCCGTCGCGTCGTAGCCCCGACACCGTGAACAACGGCTCGTACTTCTCGACCGATGCCTACCAGTTCTTCATGCGCGGTGACCGGTCCTACCTGACCGACATGCTCTACGACCTGGCTGCGTCGGCGTCGAAGTTCCGTGCGACCGCCTACGGCGTCGAGACCCCGGCCACGCCCGTGGACGACGTGCCCAAGGCTCTCGGCGACATCCTGCACCTGGACGACATGCCGCCGCACTCGCCGGACTACGTCATCCAGCACATCTCGGCTCGCGAGAAGATTCGCTCGGCTGCAGGCATGCACGAGATCGACGCTCTCGGCTCTGGCTTCAAGCGTCTCGAGACTCAGATGTCGAGCAACCGTCGCACGTTCAAGCGGCCCACGCTCGACATGGCCCGCAAGATGGTCCTGACCGACGAGGAAGCTCTCGACATCGTCAACCTCGCAGCGGCAGGCTACCCTGTCGGCGGCGTGGACCTGAACATCCTGCAGGGTGCGACTGTCCACTCGACCGGCGATCGGAACGCTGTCGACCTGCTCGACCCGTACAGCGAGGCCAACGACAACGTCGGCATCATGGTCAACATGACCCTGGCCGACGGTCGTAAGGTCTCGCTGCCGATCCAGCGTCTGTCCAACGGAATCGACCCGACCGTTTCCGTTGACCTCGAAGACAAGTCCGACGTCACTGACCCGACCTACCGCACCTTCGATGTCGACCGGTTCGCTGCTGCGTACCAGACGATCAACATCCCAGAGGGCGGCAAGATCGACTCGGTCGAGCTCAGCTACTTCCACCCGCTCGACACTCCGATCGGCGAGGAGTATGCCAACAACCTGGCATTCGGTGGTCGTATCGGCGTTGCTGACAGCGACTACGGAGACTCGCTGACCCAGGCGTTCTACTTCGGTGTACAGAGCGCCAACCAGCAGGGCACTCGTGCGGTCTTCGACTCGCGCAAGAACGCTACAAGCGCGATCCAGAAGCTCGGCATCGTGTCCCCTGCCGGTACCGACTACGCCGGTAACCTCGAAGCCTTCATCCAGGACGAGGTCCGTGGGTTCATGGCAATCGAGCGCGACGGTCAGCCTCTCGACCGGTACAACTACCGCTACGCGTACAAGACCGTCGTCGACCACATGATGCTGACCGACGAGGCGGGCAAGTCCTACACGCCGTACCAGATCCTGCAGGGCGCTCAGCCCGAGGGCAACCTGCAGGTGACCTGGCTGTCCGAGACCGTCCTGAACACCCTGCGTGGCGGTTTCGACCGCTTCGCGCAGGCTGCTCTGCGTCCAGTCGGTGCGACCTATGTCAACAACCAGGACCCCTGGACCGGCCAGTACAGCGACGACATGCTCGCTCTGGTCCCGAAGCTCGGCAACGTGGACATCTCCACGCCGAAGGGCCGCAAGCAGTTCCTGCAGCAGCTGTCGGCCTCGCGTCTGGCCAGCACCGCGCGTGTCTCGAACAACCTCAGCAAGAGCATCGAGAGCATCACGATGCGTCGCAAGGCGATCGAGGTCAAGAACCGCTTCCGCAAGGAAAAGGACGAGGTCCGAGTCGACCGTATCGGCAACAAGCAGAACATCTGGCTCGACATCAACAGCCAGACGCTCAAGAAGCTGTCGGAGTTCAAGGCCACGACCTTCAACCTCGGCTTCCTGACCTCGACTCTGACCAAGATCCAGAAGGTTCCGACCGAGGGCAGCCCCGACTTCGAGCGCTTCATGTCGAAGAAGCAGATCGAGGTCCTGACGGACCGCCTGCTCTCGGAGAACGCGGTGCTGTGGTGGTATGACACCAACACCAGCCCTGCCGAGGGTCGTGACAAGGGTGTTCTGACCAAGGACACCTGGAGCGCGAACAGCCAGCAGGCCGTCGCGCCCGACCTGGACTTCTTTGCTGTCGACCTGTCCGGTCTTGACCGTGACATCTACGGCAAGGACTTCCAGAACCGGGCCAAGAGCATCCTGTCGGACCTCGCTAAGCGTCACCACCCGATCATTCTTGCCTCGCGCGACCAGAACCAGGTCGCCGAGGGCAAGAAGATCCTGCAGAGCCTCGGCTACTACAGCCAGGACGGCACGACGTGGGAGCCGATTGACAACGCGTCGCTCTACGCCAATGAGCGAGCACGTGACGCCGCCTGGACCTACGTCGAGAACCTCGACGCAGACGACTCGCACCTGATGGCCTACGGTTCGTACACGCTGGACGAGTCCGGCGCGTACTACGACGAGCGTGCCGGTCTCATCGGAGGTACCGCGTACCGCAACAGCGCGATCGCGACCACCGGCTCGACCATCTTCGGTACCCCGATGACCCACGCGTGGGGCAACGAGGCGCAGACCGTCCTGTCCCAGCTGGACAACATGACCGGGTACGCGTACCTGGCAGAGCAGTCCATGCTGGCTGCCGACCCCGAGCTCGAGGTCGGCCAGATCAACAGGAACTCCCGCGAGTTCAAGCTCCTCGTGGACACCTGGCGCGGACGCGTCCGCAAGGCTGTGGACACGCTCGACACGGCCAACGGCCTGCCGCGCAAGAGTCACAGGACGTTCAACGTCGGCGACATCATCCTGACGCAGGGCGACAACGGTCGCTACCGTATTGTCATCGCTGGCTTCGAGCCGGTCGACGACGTCAACGCAGTCAGCCAGCTCAAGCGTAATCCTGGTGGAGACAACCTCCCGAACATCGCTGTCTACCAGGAGAAGCAGCTGTCGACCAGCGTCGCCAGCACCCCGATCGGTACGATCGAGGACTGGGAGCCAGACCCGCGCTTCGGCCTGCGCGGCAAGTTCCGTCAGCCGATGGGTGTCGTCGCGAACAAGTTCATCAACATCACGGGCTACAAGGCTCGCGCTGTCGAGGTCACCGAGACCCCGCTCGGTGTCAGCAGCAAGCCGGTCCTCGGTCAGCGTCACATCGCCATGTACCTCAGCTACCGCGACGCCGCCAAGAAGGGTATGCTCGACAAGGTCCAGAACGCCCCTGGCAACGCCATTGCGTTCTGGGGCTTCAACTTCATCCCGCTGCTGGCAGAGGGAACGACTGCAACCTACACGGGTGGTCGTATCACCGACGCCAGCCAGTACGAGACTTTGACTGACGTGCAGAAGCAGGAGGTTCGCGAGTCGGTCATCCGCTCGCTCCGTGCCATCCAGCAGGAGGGCGCGAACGACCCGATCTACGTCGGTGCAGAGCTCGCTGACGCGGTCGTTCACGGCATCGAAAAGAACGCGTACCTGACCCCTGCTCTTGCTCGTGAGCAGGAGATGCAGATCAGCTATCCGGTCGGCTACAAGACCGGCTTCACGGCTGAGTCGCTCGCTCAGGTGACCGCCAGCAAGGTCTACCTCGAAGCGGTGACCGCGATGCTCAAGCACCCGGGCACCCGCATCGAGGACCTGATCAACGTTCCCGGTATCAGCAACATCGGCGTCGGCAACGGCTTCTCGTTCCGTCCCAGCCCGGCGCTGTCGCAGGCGTTCAGCTACGATGTCCTGCGGACTTGGATCCAGCGCGACATCAACGCTCGCCTGCGCGACACGTCGAACACCTACGACGAGGCGACCGGTGAGCTGCTGGACGGCTACGAACTCCAGCCCAGCTGGGAAGTCAAGCGCGTCGCCCAGAAGAACGGCAAGCGTCAGGAGCACCTGGAGATGTACCAGTGGGCGCACATGTCGCCCACCGGCTCGGACTACACCGCGCTGGTCGAGCACCACGAGCTCACCAACGCGGACGACCGTTCCTCGTTCCAGGTGGCGTCGTTCGGTACTCACAGCGCCATGCTCAAGACGGGCTACAACGTTCCGTCTAAGCGACTGGAGCAGATCCGTCAGGCAGCGATGGTCGGCTCGCTCGACACGGCAGAGGGCGTCGCAGCTACCTTCGACACCAAGCCTGCCTGGTCGCGCGACCGCCAGCTGCAGACCCGTCTGCGCTCCCCGCGCGAGCAGATCGCTCGTGCCAAGGCCACTCGTTGGTACCGTGCCTCGCAGCCTCGTCTGGACCAGCGCAACTGGTCCGACCCGACGCTGTACAACGACACCGTCGAGCGCATCGTCAACGCCTGGGGCCTGTCCCCTGTCGGTGACTACCGCTACCTCGTCGACCAGCTCGTCCGCCAGCGCCTCGCTGCTCTGTCCGAGAAGGACGAGACCGGCGCTCGCTCTGGTGAGGTCTTCCAGGCCGACGCAGAGTTCGAGGCCGACCAGATCCTGTCTCGTATCGAGGCAGGGGAGTGGCCGACCGAGGGCGGAGTCCTGTTCATTCCTGACCCGGAGATGGTTCAGGAACTCCTTGCACACGGTGGTAAGCTGCCAGAGGGCGTCACCAACATGGAGGAAGCCTTCAACCACGTCATGGGTGACATCATCCTGAACGGCACGCAGCTGTCGTACCAGGAGTTCCTGCCCGCCCTGGACGGCTTCGTCCACGCGTGGGAAGACTACTTCGACATGGACATCGTGTCGCTCGACCCCGCCGTGCGTGACCGGTTCATCGATCCTCGCGACGGTGGCCTGTACACGACACTCGACCCGCTCACGCAGGAGCAGCTGGAGATCAACCCGACTGACGGCAACGGTCGCCAGTCCGGTATGTACTACTACGGCGGCTCGTGGAACACCGGTCTCAAGGACGGCGAGTATCCCGCCTACATCGGTGTCGGTAAGAAGATGACTTACCTCGACAAGCGCCGTATCAAGAAGGAATCCAAGGCGAAGCAGACCATCAGCCAGCAGGTGAACGAGGGCCGCAAGATGGGTGCGGCGATCACGTTCTCCAACCGCGCCTTCCGCGTCTGGCACCGCTGGGTTGCTGCTGTCGGTATGGCTAACCCTGAGATCATCATCTGGGGTGGCGCTGAGGCAATCCGCAACGGTGCGCAGGAGAAGACTCTGCGACTGCTGACCGGTTCCACCGTCTGGCAGCAGCAGATCGCGGCCCGCACGCACAATGCTCTGACCGAGCTCTGGCCGTCGTTCCTGCAGAGCACCTACGGCCAGGCCCTGCTTCCGGGCGTGACCCCGTTCGTCTCGCAGGAGGACCTCAAGCTCCGTCAAGACGTCATCGAGGCTCTCGCCGGTTCACAGGAGTGGCGCACCCAGATCAACGCGGAGTCGAAGCACAAGGTCATCGACCCCTCCGCTGGCAAGCCCGAAGAGGCTCTCGACAAGGTGCTCGACGTCCTCGGTCGCATGCAGGACCCGACGTCCCGTATGTACATGAGGGGCAAGGCCGCTATGTACATCGACACGATCCTCCGTCACATGCACGCGACGAACCACCCGACCACGCCGCGCGAACTCCTGCTCATGCTGCGTAACAACCGTGGCATGCTCAAGGAGCAGGCACCCGACCTGCACGACGTCGGGTCGCGAGCGATCCAGCGCCAGAAGGGCTTCGACCGTACGGTCCCTGCAGCCATCACGGACGGTCTGCTCGGTGCCGCGCGCAACTCGGCGAACCCCCTGATCAACTGGTCGGGCAACATCCTCAAGGGCCTGTCGGTCTTCCAGAACTTCTTCTGGACCACCGGCATGGTCACGACCGGTACTCAGGGTCTCAACGCTATCGCAGCTACTCTGCTCCAGGGCAGCCGTGGTGGTAAGACTTTCGGTAACCGAGTCTTCAACGGCATCGCTCGCAACAATGGCCTGGAGAACGCTATCGACCTGCAAGAGCAGGTTATGGGCCAGACCGCTCTCGCAGAGGCCATGCTCCGAGGCAGCGTTACCCAGATGCACCTGTTCATGCTGGGTCTCATCTTCGGTTCGCTCGGCCTAACTGGCGAGGACGAGGAAGAGCGCAAGCGTCGCAAGCGCAACCTGAACCAGGGCCTCGGCGCGTGGTACGACCCGGAAGATCTCGCCAACGACTTCCGTAACTACAACGCGATCTACCTGGACAACATCCCTTTGCTGGGTGAGCTGTTCCAGGCTCCGAACGCCGAGGGTCAGCCGGAGCGCAGCCCCGCCCAGCTTCACTGGACGCTTAAGCTGTTCCTCAGCCCTGCAATGGGCATGGCCGACTTCTTCGACACCGGTAACGTCGCGTACCTGCTCGAAGGCTTCAAGGACGCCGTCGGCTCCCTGCCGTTCTCGTCGATCCTCTCCGTGCAGGACACGGCCAACACCGTCACCGCTCTGGCCCAGGCCGCAGCACAGGGTGCCGACAAGGCCGCGACGCCGGGCGAGTACGCAGACGCGCTCAACCCGCTCCTGACCGGTGCGCTCCTGATGGAGAAGGTGACTCTCGAGAACAACTTCATCACGTCGCTCTACGTCAACACCGACGAGTATAACCGTAACCCGTGGGTGTACGGAGCGGTCGACGAGTCGGGCAACATCGTTACTGACAAGCTCGGCGTGCCGCAGTCCAGCGAAGCATACCAGTACAAGACCAACGCGGACGGCACCGTCTACGAGGGCAAGGTCTACCGCACGCCAGAGGAAGGCGCGCTGCGCGCCGCTATCTCCGAGCGTCCGACCCTCGCGACCATGCTCAACATCGCGTTCTCGACCTCCGGCACGATCAACTCGTACTGGCGGCAGGACATGGTTCCGTCCGAGGTCGTCCAGTACAAGAAGGCTCTGGGCTTCGACCAGGCTGAGCCGCTCATCCTGAGTGTCTGGGACCCGAACAACAACCGTGAGGTCCTGACTCGTGACGGTGCAGACCGCATCCTGCAGTCGCTCGGTATGGGCTCGGTCAAGGCGACCGACCCTGCTCTCGACGGCGTCTACATCGACGTCCCGACTCGCCAGGCGATCATGGTCGACCTCCAGAAGCGGATCTACATCGAGGGTCGCGAGACCCTTGGTCTGACCGACGAAGAGGCCAAGGCCCGTGTCTCGAAGATCTGGTACGGTGACAAGAGCAACCCGTACGTTACGCCCCTGAACGACGTAGTCTGGAACCAGGGTGAGTTCGCCGGTGACAACGGCCTGCCCTACGCTCAGACCACTCGGTACCGTCAGCTGAACACCACGTTCGCCACCGGTCCCGACGGCAAGGCGTGGGCGACCGGTCTCCAGCGCGGCAGCCTGTACCAGTGGGTCGGCCTCGACCCGTACCAGGGTACTCAGGCAGTCGAGTCCCAGACCTTCGGTCTCAACCAGGACGGCAACCTGAACGCCACCGACCCGATCACCCAGCAGAACATCGGTCGTCGCGCGCTCCAGAAGATCGGCAGCAACTGGGACATCCCGAACGACGCCGACATCGTGGACGCGATCAAGGCCGCGCAGACCGCTATCACCGACCAGCTCAAGGACCTGCAGGCCGCGGACTACGCGTCCTACGCGAAGCGTGGAGGCTACGCCTTCGGTCCTGGTGGCGGCGGTGGCGGTGGCTCGCGCTACGGTAATGAGTCGCTCATGCCGTTCCTCAACGGTATGAACGTCCCGTTCGCCGACAACATGCCGAACATCTTCATCAACAACGTAATCCCCCGTCGCGCCGACATCCGTCGCGAGCGGTTCTCCAGCGATCGAGGAAGGCTGAACAACCAGCAATGAGCAAGACAGAGTTCGAAGCCGTCACCGAGTTCGCTGACTGGTACGCAGGCCCCGTCACTTATGATCAGGATGGTGCCCTGTACCCTCGCGGGTTCGCTCCTTGTGCTGTGCGCAAGCAGAAGCTCTGGCGGGACTACAAGATGGAGATGGACATCCGCACTGCGAACTACTACAAGTTCGAGAAGCAGGCGGCTGCCGAGGTCGTGTCGGAGAAGCCCGACCTCCCCAACATCTCGTCCGGTGAGTCCGCTGGCTTCGTGCGTCGCATCGCTCGCAACGTCGTCCAGCACACGCCAAACGTGTTCATCGCGAACCAGTTCGACGATGACAGCATCCCAGGCGTTCTGGCTCGTCACATCCTCAAGACCAAGATCATCGGGGACGACGAGTACAGCAACAACATGCAGCAGAACCTCGTCACGACCGCCCGTCGCAGCTTCACGCTCGGGTTCGACTGTGTCATCCCCGTGCTGCAGCAGGCGGCGGACAAGTCCTGGTTCATCCAGTACGACACCATCCACTACAAGGATGTCTTCCCGGAGCCGGGAGCCAAGGATGTGCGACGGGCGAAGGAAGTCTTCATCCGTCGCTACCTGACTCGTGGTCAGATCCACGCCCTGATCCGCGACCAGGTGCAGGGCTGGGACATCTCTGCACTCAAGGCTCTGGCCAAGACTCGCCCCATGCGTCGCGAGTACGTGGACCACGAGTCGAAGAAGCAGCACTCGAACCCCGAGGCCTACGAGATCATCACCTGGTACAACAGCTACGGTGACCCGTTCCTCACGTTCGATGCGAACCAGAAGTTCCTGCTCCGCATCGAGCAGAACAAGCACCCGCTGAAGGAACACCCGGTCCACTTCTACGTGGCCGAGAAGGACGACCTCCAGCCCCTGGGCAAGTCCCTGCTCTCGCTGACCTTCGGTCGGCAGGAGTTCCAGGACCTGTACATGAACGGCTCCATGAAGATGTTCTACCGGAACATCAACCCGCCAATCCTCGGGTACGGTGCGATCAACGCCCTGCCGAACCTCAGCCCCGGCAAGTACACGCCGATCGCGAACCCCAACGCCAAGGTCGAGGCGTTCACGGTCGACAGCCAGAGCCTCATGATGTTCGGTCAGATCAGCAATCAGAACAGCGCCGCGATGGTCTCCATGCTCGGTGCTGCTGACCAGCAGATGGCTGCTCAGAACACTGGCGGCATGATGTCACAGACCCCACAGGGCGTCGAGGCCCAGCAGGCGATGGTCGACATCACGACCAACAACTACCAGAAGTCGATGGAAATGTTCTTCAGCAAGTACTGCTCGTACGCGCTGACGATCTACTTCCAGGAGCTCAAGGGCACCAAGGTCATCACGCCGTCGGCAGACACCCGCAAGGCTCTGATCGACGACGGTATGCCGCCCGAAGCGTTCCTGCACGAGGCGCAGGAACTCGTTGACCCCGAGACCGGCAAGAGCAAGACGACGCCTGCAGACGGCACCGGCCTCAAGGACGGCCAGCTGCAGATCGACTTCGCGGACATGGCCACGCTGTACTACGTGCAGTGCGTTCCAGGCTCTCTGACCGAGCTCGAGGACGAGAAGCAGCTGCGCATCCTCAAGGAGATCTTCGTCCCGCTGTCGCAGGCGCTGCCCGCTATGGCGCAGGCCGGAGACCAGCAGTCGCTCAAGCAGGCGAGCGCGGCCATGCAGTACATCGTCAAGAAGACGATTGAACTGTCCGGCTCTGCCCACAGCCACGAGCTCAAGGACATCTTCGACGGCAACACCGAGGAGCAGCAGTCCCTGTCCGGCCGCATGGACCTGCTGGAGCAGGCCATCGGTGGCACCCACTCCAACTACGTGGCCGACGCCGACGTCAACGTCGACGTGCTGGAGAACATGCAGAAGCAGATCTCCATCCTGTCTCAGGGCGTCGCCGCACTTTTGGGCCAGACCGGCCCCACGCCGCCGCCTCCCGGCCCCGCAGGGCCTGGGGACGCGGGGGTGGGGGGCTATCCGGATCCATCCGCAGCGGGGCAACAGGCACCCGCAGCGCCCGCGCCCGCGCCGGTCCCGGCTCAGGCATACTAGTATCCAAGGACGCGCCTGTGTCCACCTTCGATAAGAAAGGAATCCTCGGATGGGAACCCAAGCCCCCGTTCAGAAGGACAGCCTGACACAGTATCAGCTCGTCCTCCACAAGTACATGAAGATCGCGTCGCCCATCAGCGGCATGTTCTCGGGCAACGAGATCGAGGCGGGTCAGTTCATGAACTCCCGCGTCATCGCCGTCCCGGACATCCGCGTGGACGACTACATCGTCGACGCCGAGATCAGCCGCATCGGGGTGAGCCACTACGAAGGTAGCGAGTTCACCGCGAAGTGGAAGAACGGCGTGCCGCCCATCGAGTGGCGCTACTACTCGATGTCGCGCCACCGCAGCTTCGGCTACACGGTGTTCGACGAGCAGGAGCGGTACTCCCCGATCAAGAACCTGCCGCAGGAGTACCTGGCGCGGAAGATGAGCACCACGGTGCTCCGCGACCACGACAAGTACCTCCTGCTCGCGATCATCCTCGGTCGCATGACCGGCAAGCTCGTGGCCCGCACGTCGGCGGACACGTACACCTCGCAGATCGAGTCCACCACGGGCATCTCGGCTGCCGAGGTCTCGTGCACCGGCAACCAGGCGGACTACAAGTGGATCGCGCAGCCGGGCGAGGGCTCGGACAACGAGATCCAGCCGTCGTTCGCCACCATCAAGGGCATGACCCTCGATGCGGCCGACCCGCTCAAGACGCTCGACGCTCTGACCACGCTCTTCTCGGAGAACTGGTTCGACTCGAACATCCCCAACAGCGAGCGGTTCATGCTGATCACGTCGGCGCTGGAGCTCAGCTTCCGCGACCAGCTGATCAAGGCGGGCACGTACGTCGACGCGGGCTTCGACACCTACAAGAACGCGGACACGTCCGGCGTTCAGGGTCCGGCCTTTTTCGGCTCGCTGCGCGGCTGGAACTTCGTCAAGATCCACCCGGAGTTCATGCCCAAGGTGTTCGTCGACTCGAACAACGTCGTGGACCCGTCCCCGACGCTGACCGGTGTCGGCACCGCTGCCTCGCGCACGCTCAAGCAGGTCACGGCTCTGGCGGCCTACAAGTCGTCCGCGCAGACCTACGAGTACTTCGCGAACAAGCGCCAGGAGGACGGCGGCACGCGGTTCGAAGGAACCGAGTACGTGCAGGACTTCTCCTACGACGCCTGGGTCATCGACCAGAAGTCGGAGGGCATCGTGCCCCTGTTCCTGCCCGCCGACCTCGACGGCAACGGCACCACGGACGTGAACTACACGCCGGTGAACGACTCGTTCGTTCGCGTGGCTGCGGCTCTCGCCACCGCTCGTGCCCAGCTGGGTACCTCGCCCTCGGTCTACCCGGCCTCCGGTCCCGACGTCAACAAGAGCCGCCCCGAGTGGTTCTCCGCGCCGTACACGGACACCAACGCGATCAACACCGGCCTGCCGGTGCAGGAGGCGGGCGACGTCGCTCACCGTCACCCGGTCCTGCCGGGCGACAACCCGCTCGACCGCCAGGAGATCGCGGGTCTCATCGAGTCCGTCGTCGACAACTCGACTGCCCGTGCCAACTCCACGGCTGTCGTGCTCGGCGACAAGCGTCGCTTCGCGACCGGCACCCTGTGGGAGGCCACCGTTGCGGGCACCACGGCGGCTGCCGAGCCGGGGACCGTCGGCAAGGACATCGGCGAGACCGTCGTCGATGGCACCGCGACCTGGCGTCGCCTGCTCTAAGGCATAATGGGTGGGGGCCACGCGCCCCCACCCATGAACCCTCGTCTTAGAAAGGACGGACCAGATGGACCCCATCTCTGCGCTGAAGGAGATCCTTCAGCAGCTCAACGACCTGTCGGGTGCAGGTCTCGACGTTCTCCACAAGGCCACGGGCGGCGGCCAGAACGGAGAACACCAGGGCGGCGGCAAGCCTCCGGAGGGTTCGCCCGCCGAGGAGCGAAGCGAAAGCCCCAAGGAAGCCGCAGCCGAAGGCGACAAGCCCGGAGTGGACGGTGACGCCCCCAAGGAGGGCGGACAGCGTCCCCCGTTCCCGCCTCGGTAAAGCTCCGGCAGGACAAATGCGAGTGGCGACGGCGATCCTTCCTCGCCGTCGCCACTCCCATGAAAGGAAAGACTCATGACTTATCTCGGTAACAGCCCCGAGGAGCAGACCATCCTGCGTCTGCAGGCTCGTAAGTCTTTCCAGCTGGCCCTCTGGATGGAGGACA